CGATCGCGTGGAGGCCATGCTCTACCACTCCGACGACCAGTGGGTCACCGGCACGTACACACCCCGGGAGGACCACCTCGCCGCAGGCCCGCCCGAAGGTGCGGCCTGGGTGGACACCGGCGACCCACAGGGTCCGCTCATGATCAACGCCGAAACCGTGCGCCACGCCAGCACCGTCCGGCCCGAACTGCGCGCCGTCCGCGACGCCGCCCAGAAGCTGGCCGACAGCGTCCGGGCCGCGCTGGCCACCGACCTCACCGGCGTACCCGCCATCAGGCTGCCCCGATTGAGCCTCTTCCCGGGCGCCGCGCTGAAGGCCCACGTCGAGGAGGAGCAGGACCCGGACCCGCGACAGTGCGCCGTCACCGTGCGCGCGGTTCCCACCCTCGGAGAGCCGCCCGAGCTGCACACCTATCGCGACGACCGGGGCCTGTCCTGGCAGACCTACGGCGAGGACCACAACTTCGGCACGGACCGCCTCCTGGAGATCCAGAACGAGGACAACCTGATCATCGCCACCTACCCGGCAGGCACCTGGCTGCACGCCTGCTACGGCGCGTTCCGGGAGCCCGAGCCCCTGCGGGTCACGTCATGAGCCTGGTCAACATCAAGCTCACGCTGCAGACGCCCGAGGTGCAGGAGATTCCCCGAACCATCGAAGTGTCGTGCGGTGACAGCTTCGTTACTGTCAAGCAGCTTGACGGCCGCAGGGGAAAAAAGTGGACCGTGTACAGCAGCGACGGCGTGGGCATGAGCGGGCCGGTCATGGAGGCGCCCAACGGCGCGACAGCGGAGGACGTGCTGCCCTGGGCACGCGAACGCGTACGGCTGATGGAGCGGGAGCGCCTGTGCTTCAAGGCCCTGCGCGACCAACTGGGCGACGCCATGCCCCCCAAGGGCGACCAGCCGTGAACGGCAAGGCCGTGCTGCGCATCTGGGCACAGGTCGGAGACTCCGCCCTGCTGTACGAACTGGGCGGCGGCGAGGTCGTCAGCCACGCCGAGGTGGCCCAGAAGCTCCGCGACATCGCGGACGCATACGAGGAGCTGGACCCCTCGCAGCTACCACCACTGGGTCCGGCGACGTGACCGCGAGCACGCGCCCTATCCGGGTCGCCCCGCACGTCACCACGTCAGGCAAGCGCGGCTGGCGCTGGACCTGCAGTGAGCACCCGGACCACCGGGGCCACCACCAGCTGCAGCGCTGGACGGACTGGGTGCGTGCCCGGCAAGGCAACCCCGACGACCACGCGTTCGTGCGCTGCATGCGAGGCGCCGCCGAACACTGGCACAAGCTGCACGCACCCGAGCACCACTGTTGTCCGATCGCCTACAGAGAGGCCGCCATGCCACCCAAGAACGATGACGAGTTCGTCACCCTGCACGTGGACCGCATCGAGCCACCCGTGAAGCCGGCGCCCCAGCCGCCGACACCGCCCCCCTGCGACCCGAACTGCGACGACTGCAGGGCCGCCAGAGGGGACGTGAAATACCCGTGACCACCATCGAAACCTGCGAACTGACCCGTTCCCCCGCCGACGCCAAACACATGCGCTGGGCCATGGGCGGAACCAAGGCGTGGCAGCCGCCCCGGCCGTGGGGCTGCTGCGGCTGGGCGATGCAGAGCAGCCCGGTGGGCAGCTCTGTCATCGTCACCCGCGACCACGACACCGATCCCGAGCACGTCTGGGTGCACGCGTCCGTGGCGCACCGCGACCGCACCCCGGGCTACGAGGAACTGGCCGCGCTGCGCGTGGCCGCCTTCGGGACCGGCTGGGCCTACCAGGTGTTCGCCCCGCCATCCGAGCACGTGAACATCCACGAGCACGCGCTACACCTGTTCGGCCGACTCGACGGCGCCCGCGTGCTGCCCGACTTCGGGCGCTTCGGGACCATCTGATGATCAACCTGCAGGAGATCCGGCAGGCCGTCGAGCCGAGCCGCCCCGAGCGCGTCCGGTACGCGTCCGGCGTCGGCCCGACGGCCGAAGACCTGCAGCGCTATCGCGACCTCCTGATCCTGTCGGAGAAGGTCAGTCAGACCGTGGATCTCATGTCCATCTGGTGGGCCCGAGGTGCTGCAAGACTCTGACTTGACACCCCACCCCGTTGTGGGTAATGTCGTCCCTGTCAGGCGAGGAGGAACCAGGACCGGAACCCCCAGCCGCGACATCGGAACTTGACAACTTCAGACACGCGAGTGGCCACCCTGGGCCTACCGTTCGCCAACAGGTCATGTGCCCCGGCCACTCGCGACAAGATCCCGATGGGGCGTGGACAGACTCCGCACGCCGACCCGGCAAGTCCGGGAACGGCCACTGCGAGCGGTGCGCCTACCCGAGGGATCAACGGGGCGTCGAGGTGTCCAGTGGTAGCACGCTCCACGCAGCACGATGGTGCACGGCGGAGCACGCTCAACAGTGTGTAAATCCTCGACGCCCCCACAAGCTCGGATGGTCTCAGGGTGCCGGTTGAACCCCGGTCGAAACTCGCCCGGAAACGGGAAGGAACAGTGCCCCTGGGCAACAGGTGCGGCGCGAGGCCGTACGCCATCCGTGTAGCTCGCCCACCTCCGGTGGTCTGCCCGCCGAGTCGCGCCCTCCAAGCCTGACTCGACTTCCCCCCAGTGCGCAGGCCGCTTCCCCGAGGCGAGGGCCATACCCCGTCGGAGAGGTCAGGGGCTGGTCCGCCTGATCCCAGGCGCGAAACGGGGTGGTGGGGCTGCCCAGCCGAGTGGGAGCAGGACGACCGCCGACCCCGGGAAGGATCACCGGCGGTCGTCCACCCTGCTCCCGTGGGGGAACTGGTAGACCCACTGGGCCTTCAACCCAGGACGTGCGAGTTCGAGTCTCGTCGGGAGTACTGAAGGAATGAGGCGGCCCGGCGGGGCCCGGACGCTCGCCTTCTAGGGGTAAGCACAGATGTGCACTGCCCGAGTAGGCCGGGGGTCGCGCCCTGGCGGAAAGGGCAGAGGGCCGGGTCGGCACCGGCTGCCCTGCGGACGCCCTGCAGCACTCCGGATGGGAACCGGCTCGGACTACAGGGAACCCGGCAACGCGCAGGCTCGTACCCGCGAGATCCGCGACCGGGACGGATGGATAGCAGAGTGGATCATGCGCCGGCTAACCCCCGGAGACGTCGGTTCGATTCCGGCCCACCCACGACCATCAGCACGTCACGACGTGCAGCCTCGGGTTGAGCCTCCACGCGTGCGGGAGGGGTACCGAGGTGGCCCGTTGCACGCGGGTCGCGTGACGGGAGTCTCGGGGCGGCGGGTTGCTGATGCCTGCCGCCCCGCCTACTTGACACCCACGGCACACGTGGGCTACCTTGTGCGTGCACGGAACAACCCACACGGGAAGGACCCGAGACCATGAGCAACGCCATCAGCGAAGAGCAGGCCATCCTCTCCACCCTGTCGCCCACCATGCGCCGCGCCATCCTGGCCGCCGAGCCCCTGGGCGAAGAGCCCGACCGCAAAGTCATCCGCGTGACGCCGGACGTGTCCGTGGGCACCGTGGTAGCGCTGATCGGTCGTGGCCTCGCCGAGCCCCGGCCGTTGAGCAGCTTCTACAGGGAGCACGAGCTGACCGACAAGGGCCTGTGCGCCCTGCACGCGCTGAACGCCCAGCAGGCGCGCGGCCAGGCTGGCACCGAAGACCCCCGACCGGCGCGGCTGGCGCGCAAACTCGAAGACCGCGCCAGCGTTCACCACCTGCGCGCCCACACCGTCTCCACGGTCCTGACGCTGCTCGTGCGGGAGCGCATCGTCACCGGCCAGCAGGCCGAACGCCTGAACGCCGTAGCGCAGGAACTGGACAAGCTGGCGGCCCAGCGATGATCTGGGCCCTCGTGTCGCTGGCGGTCGCCCTGGCCGCCAGCGCCTGGACGACCGCCTACGCGATGACGGACGCCATCCCAAGCCTGTTGTGGCTGGACCACCTCCGACGGACGGACGCCTGGTGGGACACCATCGAGGCCATGCACGAGACCCTGGCCAACTGGCAGAACCTGGAGGCGGTGGCGGCGTGGACCACGGCGAGACCCTGAGTGTCGTGCCGCTCGACGCGAGGTCCGCTGCAGCCCTGGTCGTCGAGCACCACTACCTGCACCGGCGGCCGCCGATCAGCCACGCGTTCGGGCTGTACGGGCAAGGCAGCCTGGTCGGTGCGATCACCCTCGGAACCCCCGCGTCGCGACACATGCAGTTGGGCGCGCTGCCCGATGAACCAGGCGCCGTCGTCGAGCTGAACAGGCTGTGGGTGTCCAACGAGATGCCGCGCAACACAGAGTCCTGGTTCGTGTCGCGGGCCCTGCGCGCCATGCCTGCCCGCATCGTCCTGTCCTACGCGGACACGGCACAAGGCCACCTCGGCTACGTCTATCGCGCCTGCAACTTCTGGTATGCCGGATGGACGGACATGGAGCGCCCCAAGCCTCGCCTGGACTACCTGCCCGCAGACCCGGGCACACACACGCGCGACGCCTTCCGCTCGGGCTACGAGCGCACCGTACGTCGGCGACCCAAGGTGAAGTACTGGACCACGACCGGCAACCGCACGGAGCGGCGCAGGCTGACCGCTGCGTGCCAGTGGCCGCGCCTGGACTGGGCCCGCTACCCGCCACCGGCCGACGGACACGTTCAGCTCCGCACCTTCGAGCAGGTGGGCGGGTAGCGGGCCCAGTCCATGGGCCTTACGCGCGGACCAGGCTGGCGAGGCCGACCAGCTGGGAGCGGGAGGCCCGCAGCACCTGGCCGCTCTTCGAGTCGCCGACCCGGTTCGGGTCGCCCGCCTCGGGCAGGTAGAGGCAGTCGTTCTGGGCTCCGGAGAACGTGGACTTGCGGAAGGTGTCGCCGTCGAATTCCAGTGTGAGTTCCATGCGCACAGTGTAGTTGTGGTGGCTGACCGTGCTTGTGGGAGATTCGCTGGGATCCCGTAGTTGACACCCACATCGCCCATGGGCTACTCTTCTCTTATCAGCAGGAACAACCCCAACCGGGAAGGACCCCCCAATGACCGCCACGCTCCTCGCCCAGTCCCCCAACTTCTTCGGTCTCACCGGTCGCCAGGCCATCGGCCGCCGCCAGGTCGCCGTGGCCACCGACTACGCGGGCGCCGTCACCGTGCTCTACCGCGCGGCCGACCAGTACTGGAATGTCGTCACCCGCGACGTGCGGAACGCGTTCACTCACGGCTCCGAGGCTGGCGCCTCGGCGTCCATCTGGTTCGACCGCCACGAGGGCCGGTACGTCGTGGACTACTGCGACCGCGACGGCGTCCGCGTCGAGGCGGGCCGCGCCCACGGACTCGGTGCCGCTATCGGCATCGCGACCTCCACCACCACTCACCAGTGGGCAGAGTCCCGGTGACAGACGCCACGCGGGAGGGCCCGTCTACCCGGCGGGCCCTCCCACCCGTCCCAGACCACCCTGCGGCCGTCTGCGCTGGCGGGACGCCCCTCGTCTGCTACGTGTGCGGCGTCGGCCTGGAGCGCGTCCCAGGGCCTCAGGAATGGGCCTACGCTGGCGTGTCCGACGGCCGCTGGACGGGCACGAACGACAAGCCGGAATACGACCTTCACACCTACCTGGTCATGTGGGACACGGCACGCAACCAGCAGGAGCGCGACCGCGCGGACTACTTCCGGAGCAACTTCTACGGCTGGACCGTGCCGTGGTCCTCACCCGCCTACCCAGCCATGTCCACGTTCCACACGCACACCCCGGCGCCATGCCCGAGCTGGTGCGACCACTCGGGCGTGGCGGCCACCGTGCCTCAGTGCTGCGGCTGGGCGATGTGGCACGCGCCCGCCGGTTGGACGTGTCGCCAGTCGGGAACCGTGGGTGGGTGTTGACACCCACTAGCGCATGGGGTAGCGTTTCTGTCAACGGGAACAACCCACCGGGAAGGACCAACCGAGATGACCGCCACGACCGTCACCCAGGACGCCACCGCCGAGCTGCCCGCCATCGTCAATTGCACACGCTGCGGCCGCGCCCTGAAGGACGCCAAGAGTCGTGAGCGCGGCCGTGGTCCGGTCTGTGAGCGCAAGTACCGCGCAGCCATCGAGGAGGCCACCAAGCTCACCTCGGCGAGCATGGTCGGTCGCGCGCTGGCGCTGGTCGCCAACGGCGGAGTGGTCAAGAACGGGTCGGACAGCTTCTACACGGTCACCACCGAGGGTGGGACCTACCGCACCGACCGGACCCTGTGCACCTGCCAGGCTGGCCAGAACGGGCGCCCGTGCTACCACCTGGTGGCCGTTGCGTTGCTGGAGGTCAAGGCCGTGAAGCCGTCACCGGTGAGCTAGGTCACAACGGCCACCGTGGAGTTGACACCCACGGTGGCCGTGGGTTATAGTTCTTACATCAACAAGGAACAACCCCCCGAGGGAAGGACCAAGATCATGGCATACCACCCCACCACCACCGGAAGCCTGCCCCGCGACCTCGCCGCCCTCATGGCCGACCTGAACGACCTGGGCACAGCGAAGCACAACGCAGCCACGGCCAAGGGTCACGACACGCTGGAGGGGCGCGCCTACGAGGCCCAGAGCCACGCCTACCTGAACGCCGCCCTCTGGGTGCAGGAGCTGCTGGACGCGCACGCGAAGTAGCGGGACCGGGGCCCGAGAAATCGGGCCCCGTCACCCTGTTGACACCCACGGCCCGCGTGGGGTACAGTAGTCACATCAGCAAGGAACAACCCGCCAGGGAAGGACCCAGAATCATGATCAGCACCCAGGACATCCAGGTCGGCGACATCGTCCGCTGGGGTCGCAGCAAGGACAACCAGGTCATCGAGGTGCTGGCCGACTTCATGGGCCTGGGCCCGAGCCTCCGCGTCCGTCGCCTGAAGGACGGCAAGCAGGTGGGCAAGCCGACCGTTGTCGGCCTCGACGAGATCACCAGCGTTACCCGGTGACCCATCAGGGCGGGCGCCGCAGCCCGGCGCCCGCCCTGCCAGATCACCTTGACACGTTTCAACCTCACGCCCGGAGATGATCATGAGAGTCACGCACCTGTACGCCAACGCGCTGGGGGTCTAGTCATGAATTCCCGCAACCTGATCAGCCGCGTGCCGGACGACCGCCTGGCCAAACTTCCCGTGTACGCACAGGACGAGATCAACATGGCTCGCCGACACATCGCCGAGCTGGAGGCAGAACTGTCCGCGCTCGTGGACACCGACCACGCGGTGACCACCTACGCCGACCCGCACGCCGACCGCCCGAAGCCCATCGGCGACAACCCCACCGTGCGCCACCGCCTCGCCGACGGGAGCGAAGTCGAGGTGACCTGTCACCCGCACAAGGTCACGGTGAGCGCCAACGGCAACAGCTTCCACCAGCGACTGATCATCGTCCCGCAGGTGTCGAACGTCGTGGACGTGGTGCTCTCGGACGAGACCGCCTGGCCGCAGGACCCGCGCCCCAAGCCGCGCGACACGTGGAAGGTGGAGCGGTGATCCCGTCCAGTCAGCACCCGCTCCCGCACGCCACCGGCACCGAGCCCTGGCGCGTCCACCCGCACAACCCCCGCGCCGGCGGCCCCGCCGGCAGGCTGGCCCTGTGGGGCTGGCGCATCGAAGACGGCGCCGTGGTGCTGCAGTCCGACGACGGCGACGTCACCATTCCGGCCGACTGTCTCACCTCGGTGGCCAACGGCCTGATCGCGGTGCACGTCCTCAACGGCCGCCCCGACGTCCCGGGAATCCGGGCGACCCAACCGAAAGGATCATGAAGTGACCGACCACGTGGACCTGTCCGGCATGACCGACGCCGAAAAGGCCGACCTCTACGCCAAGCAGGTGCAGGACATGAGGGACCGCCAGCCCACTGGCCAGGACAGTGGCGACACCACGGCCCGTTAGAAGGGCCATGCGACGCGCTGGCGGCCTCCTGGCCATCCTGGTGGCCGCCAGCGCGTTCCTGTTGCTGCTCGCCGTCCTGGCCTTCGCTGCGGCCTTCCTGGGCGGCCCGTTGTTCGTTGACCTCCTCCGGTTCCTTCACGAAAGGTGATCATGGCTAGATCAGCTGACCGCAGGTCGCGGTCCAACCGCAACGATCGCGGTTCCACCTACTCGCGCCGACGCCGCCGAGAGTGGCTGGTGGAGCACTTCGGCGACGGCGAGTTCGTGGCCTGCTTCCGTCAGGAGTCACCCCACTGCCTGTACGTGCTCGACGTCACCAACGTCTCGCCGGACCGGCTGATCCTCGGCGTGAATGGCGGGAGCTACCGGCGAGGGAACATCCAGCCCGCCTGCTTGCCGTGCCAGTGCCACCAGGGCGGTCAGGTCGGGCAGGAGCGCAAGGCGCTCCGGCGGGTAGGTTGACACCCATGGCGATAGTGGGCTAACATCGTGTCATGACAAACGCACTCAAGTATCGAGTTCGGACCGCTCACGGCAACGTGCACGCGATGACCGACGGCCGCAAGTTCACGAACGCCGGCCTGAAGGTGGCCAACCAGTTTGGCCGCGTGCAGGGTAAGGCCGACTGCGGATCGCTCACCTCTTCGGCTGCCACGCTCACCCAAGAGCCAGTCAACTGCCTGAAGTGCATCGCAGCCAACGGTTGACACCCACGAACAGTGTGGGCTAAGGTTCACCCAGCACCAAGGAACAACTCCACAGAGAGAAGGACCATCAGATGACCGCCATCTACGGCCACAACCGCCGCACCAACCGCAACGAGACCGGCGAGTTCTTCGAGATCACCGTCACCCAGCCCCGGGCGCGCGTGATCTACGTCCGCCTCGGCGACATGGACGGCGAGGTCGTGAGCGTCACGACTGCACTTCGAGGCTCCCTGGCCAAGATCCCCAGCGGACTGCAGGACTTCAAGATCCTGGACCGTGTCACGGTGTCCCGCACCGACGGTCGACGCGTCACCACCGGCGAGATTCACTCTCTCGTCTTCGAGCGCCAGGGCTGCGGACGCGGGATCATGATCAAGGATGACCACTCCAGTCTTTCCGTCTGGATGCCGCTCCGCGATGTCACCGTCACTCCGGCCGACTGAGACCACAGTCCCCCGCCCCGCTTCCTCGGGCGGGGGACTGTGGTCTGTCCCCTGTCCCCTGTCCCCTGTCTCCAGTCGGCGAGGTGGACCCCCTCGGGTAGTTGACACCCACGACGAGGGTGGGATACTGTGGAACACAGCAAGGAACAACCCGACCAGGGAAGGACCCCCAAATGAGCAAGCACCCGCGCCGCCCGGAGCCCAACGCCTCCACCCCCTTCACCGACGTGACCTGGGAATCCCTTGGCCTGCACTACGGCCGCGACCAGCACGGCAACCGGCCTGTGAACTGGATGGCCCAACACGACCTCTCCGTCGCCCTGTGGCGGACCGTGAGCCACTGGGACTTCGAGAGCGCGGCGTCCGCTGTCGAGGCCGCAGGCAGCCACCTGCCCGTGCTGATCACCTGGACCAACCGGTTCGGTGACAGTCAGGTGGAGGTGCTCACCGGCTACGCGATCGTGGAGTGGGTGGCCATGAGTCCGCAGGCGGACCCGCGCCTGCGCCTGCGCTACTCCGGCTTCTGCCACGACGTCTACGCGTCGCAGGTGCGCACCATCGAGCAAGTGGGCGTGACCGCGTCCTACGAGCCGGCCCCCGCCTCGGCGGTTGACACCCACTAGCGCAGGGGGCTAGTATCGTGTCATCAGCAAGGAACAACCCTCCAGGGAAGGACCACAAGATGATCGCCCAGAACATCACCCCCGACGCCCACGACGGCACCTGGACCCGGCGCGGCATCCCCGCCGGACACCGCGCGGACACATTCACGGCCGCCGAGCTGGCCGCCATGTTCGGCCAGGAGTTCGTGATCTGGGAGAGCGCCGGCCAGAGTCAGGGTGGCTACGAACTGTTCGTGAGGTCCCGCAATGTGCCGCAGGCGGACGGCTCCCTGGCCGGCTACGACGCGGACGGGCGCCTGGTCATCATCCACCCGGCCACCCGCGCCCTGCGCATCCTCACCAAGTAGCACACCTCGGCGGGGCGGCCACCCGGTCGCCCCGCACCCCCCGGAACGACCACCACGGAAGGACCACGATCATGGACGAGAGCGGCAACGAGCGGGCCCTGAACCTCGCGAACGCGCTGGCCCGCCGGTACGGCTGGGAGGTTCGTCCGATGCGCGCCCGGTTCGCCGACGGCACCGAAGGTTTCTCTCTCACCATCAGCCCGACCGATCCGGTGGTTTGTATCCGCAACCCCCGCGTGATGTCGTTCTACAACGACGACACGTACGGTCCGCGCTGGACCGGGCTGGCCGGTCGCCGAATCCCCGGCCGCCTGGTCATCCCCTACGCCCGCGAGTTCGCCAAGGACCCGCTTGCGCACTCCGGCATGGTGAACCGGATCTTGCCCGACCAGACGTAGATCACACTACCCCCGGAGACTTGACACCCATGTTCTCCGGGGGTAGTGTTCTTCGTGTCAGGAGAACAACCCCAGCGGGGAAGGACCCAAGATCATGAGCCGCCAGGTCTTCTACACCGAGATGGCCCGCCGCACCTACACGTGGCAGGAGACCATCCCGGGCACCACCCGCCAGGAGACGGTTTACGGCACCACCATCGTGCAGGCGCAGGACTGGGCCGACGTGCCCGAGAACGGCATCTACCGCGACCGTACCTACAAGATCACCATGGCGTACCGGTCCAACACCCCCAACGGCCTGGGGCAGCTCGTGGGCCACTCAAGCGACCCGTACACCGGTGGACCCTGGTGAACGCCATAGCCACCGCCCTGGGCCACCTGATCGGCCTGGCGCTGATCCCCGCAGCACTCATCTGGGTACTGCGGGGCACCCGCCCCGGCAGGGTCGTGTGGGACGCCTGCGCCCACACGCGTGCCGCCCGCCGAGCCCGCCGCGACCGCCGAGCCCACCAGGCCCTGGCCGACGCCCACCAGCGCTGGCTCAACGACTACACGTGGTGGTGCTGGCACAGGTCCCAGCACGGCCCCGGCACGCCGCAATTCGAACTCGCCACCACCATCCTGCAAAACCTGGAGCTGCGGCGCCCGCCCTGCCCTCACGACGGCTGGACCTGCCCCGTCCCCCACTGCCCGAATCACCCGAGGAGCCACCAGCCATGACGAACACCGACCCGTCGCCCGAGCCCGCAGACTTCTATTGGGGTCGCGGCCCCAACGCCCAGTACCTGGGCAGCCTCGCCGCCGCCGGGGCGCCCGAGGACATCGAGATATGGGAACGCTTCCAGTCCATCACCGGCGAGGTCTACACCGCCGACGACTTCCGAGCCGAGGTCGCCGACCTGCGAAACGACGACTCGCCAAGCTGGCCGTGGCGGCACACGTCCAGCCTCGACACCCCGTGGGCGTACGCGTTCGACTCCGGCACCGTCTACGTGTACCGATACGGCGTCGAGATGGCCGCCGTCCGATGCAACTACACCCGCCCCGGCCCAGGCGGCACCCGGGAGCCGCGCCGCCCCCAGTCGCACACGCCGCCGTTCCCGATCATGCGGATGCCCGCCGACGCCTGACCAGACCCTGCAGCGCCTCGACACCCAGGAGAACACCCCCGATGTCCACCAATGACCCCAGCTCCAATCGACAGCGGCCCCGCCGACTCGACGACGACGCACGCCGACGGCTCGTGGCCCTGTTCGTCGCCCTCGCCAGCGCCCTCGTGCTCCTGCCCTCCATCGTCGCCGTCACCGTCACCGGCGAGTGGCGCTGGCTGGCAGGAGGCCTCGGCGCCTGGCTGACCCTGTGCATCATCGGATCCAGCGTCGCCTCCTACCGCTACGGCAGGCGACTGTGACCGACCAGGAACCCCTCGACGCGCCCTGGCCGACCCGCATGACCCGCATCGTCGAGTCAGCCCAACACGTCGCCACCGCCATGGACAAGGTCCAGGCAGCCATCACCGACGCGGCCCAAGCCCTGGGCCACCTCCACGCCGTCATGCAGGACGCCGGGCTCATCCCCGACGACCAGGCCGATATCGGCAGACACCGAGACGACGCCGTCCAACGCCTCGCAGGCGCCCTCGACATCCCCCCCGAGTTGATCACCGGCTCACCGGACGTCCACCACTGGACCGCCTGGGCGATGACAGCAGACACCCAGACCATCCCCACCGTCACCGACGACGGCCGCGCCCAGGCGTGCCCCGAATGCCTCCCCGAAGCCAACTACCTGATCAACCAGCGCTGCCCCGACTGCGGCCACCCCTGGGCCTACGCCGGACGCTTCACCGGCTGCGCCATGCCCGTGAAGCCCGGCACCACCACCCCCGCCGTGCGTGGAGAGGACGCCCACCGCTGCAACTGCCCCGCCCTGCCCACATATCCCGCCGAACAGGAACCCGCCCCGCAACCCCACCCCGAACAACCCTCAACCTCAGGTTGAGGCTCATACTGTGCACCCCCGTACCCCACCACGGTCCGGGGGTGCACACCGTACGATGATCCCCAGCAACACCCGATCCGACCAGGAGGCGAGCATGCCACCGAAGGGCAAGGCCCCGGCCATCATCCGCAGCACCAACAAGGCCACCACCGACCGGGGTGGCGACGCCGGAACCGTCCAGCCCAAGCAGGACGCGGCCGCCCGCAGCGCGGTGGCCGCGCGAGGCGTTCGGCTGCAGAAGCTCGACGGCGACGGTGCGCCGGTCGGTGAGCCAGTGTCCATCGGTGACGGCACCGCCGCCCTGTCTTTCGAGCCCGACGACTCGGGCATTGACCTGCCCGAGTCGTCGGTGGGTGCCACGGTGGAGATGACGGTCACCGACCCCGAGCAGTTGGCTACCCTGCGCGAGACGTTCCGCATCCCCATCCCCACTGCTGTCGTCCAGGAATGGTTCCCCGCCTACTTCCGCCCGCCAGGCGAGAGCGTGCCGTGGATCAGGACCAGGGTGTTCCTCACGCCCCAGGGCCTCTACGTGTACACGAGCCCGCCCGAGCAGCCCGAGACGTTCAAGACCGGGGCCGCGCCCGCCTGGTATTCCACGGTGGACTTCGCCAAGACCTCCAAGCCGGTCACTGGCTACGCTGCCATGAATGCCGGTGTCCCGATCATGACCGCCGCCGGGAAGGCCATCGTTCAGCCCACGGGCGGCTGCAAGTGCAACACCCGCAGCCTGCGCAACTGGACGCCCACCTGGTCGCGTAACCGCATCTCGTGGACCGACGCCGTAGCGCTGGCCGCCACGCCGGAAGGGAGCTGACCGTGGACCTGGAGTGGGCAACGCATCCCACCGTGCTGCTGGTGAACATGCTGGCAGCGTTCCGGCTCACCCGGATCGTGGTCGCCGACGCGTTCCCACTCGGGCCCATCCGGCTGCGCTTCACCAACTGGGCAAACGAGCGCTGGACACCCCTGCAGAACTACCTCCACAAGGACGAGGTAGTCCAACTGGAGCCCGACGGTGTGGACACGCCGCGCGGCGTGAGTCCGGCCGACGTCCGCAAGGTCAAGGCGTACGACTTCACCGCCCCCCTGGCCTACTTGGCGACCTGCTACTGGTGCGCAGGCTTCTACGTGTCCGTGGTCGTGGCCCTGCTCGCCAGCACCGGCCCGTGGTGGACGTGGACGGCCGTCCCCCTCGCCGTGTCCGCCACCGTCGGCATCCTCGCCAACTTCAGCGACTGAACCCCGGAGGTCTGAATGGGTAGGTGGGGTCGCCTCGCCGAAACGCTCGACGACGTCCAGCGCGCCGCCGTAGGGCTCGCCGACGACGGCCGCGCCACCGGCGTGGACCTGAACGCCATCGAACGCCTGCGCGCATCCTTCGAGCGCGTCCGCCACGCCCGCGCCGCCCCCAGTGTGCTGCGCGCGTCCGGCGTCAAGATCGGCCGCATGAGCGCCGAGCAGATGCGCATCGTGGCCGGGAACCGCCAGCCCTGGCAGTCCCTCGCCTGGCGCTACCGGGACATGATCGGCGAACTCCGGTTCGCCCTCCAGTTCCGCGCCCGAGCCATCTCCCGCGTGCGGTTCTACATCGCCGAGGTGATCGACGACGACGACGAACCGATTCCGGTGTCCCTGCGCAACGACGACGACCCGGAGAAGGCCAAGCGCGTCACCCTGCCCGAAGACTTCTGCGCCGCCGCCGAAGCCGAACTGAACCGCCTCCCCCTCCAGGCAGGCTACGAGTTCCTCGGCGTCTGGTCCGAGAACTTCGACGTGGCCGGTGACTGCTGGCTCCACGCCTGCACCAACCCGCTCACCGGCAGGGAGGAGTGGAAGATCCGGTCCGTGGAGGCCGTGGACATCCAGGGGTCCAACCTGGCCGTCAAGAACGAACTGGGCCAGCCACGCAAGGTCAACCTCGACACCGAGGAGCTGCACCGACTGTGGGTGCCGCACCCCGCCCACCCGCACCTGGGCGACTCCGCCCTGAACGCCCTGAGCGACGTCCTGGAGGACATCTGCCTGGTGGGCCGCGAGATGCGTGCCGTGTCCCGCTCCCGCATCATGACCAACGGCGCCCTGTTCGTGCCCGAGGGCATGGCCACCACCCGCAACGTGCGCGAGGACGCCGACACCCCCGAGGACCGACGCGCCCAGTGGATGGCCGACATCGAGGCCGCCCTACTCGCCCCGATCACGAACGAAGGCGACGCCGGCGGGGTCGTCCCCATGATCCTCACCGGCACCCGGGAAGACATCGCCGCCATCCGCTACGAGCGCTTCCAGCGCGAGGAGTCGCCCATCCTCCTGGAGAAGCTGGAGAAGTCCCTCGGACGCATGGGCAACAGCCTCGACATCCCGCCCGAGATCCTGACCGGCATGGCGGAAGCCAACCACTGGACCGCCTGGCAAATCGACAACTCCACGTTCCGGCACCATATCGAGCCGTCCATTCGGCTCATGGTGGACTCCCTCACCGGATCGTTCCTGCGGACCGCTCTGGCAACCCAGTTCGGCACCGAGCTGGTCAGCCGCGTCCGCATCTGGTACGACGCAGGCCAGATCACCGAGAACCCCAACCGCCGACAGGACGCCCTCGACGCCCTGGACCGCATCCTGATCGGTCCGGCTGCTGGCCGTGAAGCCCTCGGATTCAACGACGGCGACGCTCCCACCCCGGAAGAAGCGCTGCAGCTCATCGCAGCCAAGAACGGCGTGGACCAGGCCACGGCCGCCGCCATCCTCGCGTGGGCCGCCCAGCAGGAAGGCGTCACCGGGCTGCCCGCCATGCCGCCGGTCGGACAGCTTCCCGCCGGACGCCCGCACGGCCGACAGGGCCAAATCGGCTCCCGGGCCGCCGAGCCCGACGCCGGAAGCCCAGGCGGCTCGGGCACGCCGAGCACAGCGCCCGACAGCATCGCCGCATCCGCCCTCACCGCCGCCGCGCCGCCCGACGGCTACCGGCTCGACGTCACTGCCGCCCGCGACCTCGGCGACATCGACACCGCGCTACGGGACCGCATCATGGCCGCCGCCGACGCCGCCGCCCGGCAGGCCCTGCAACGAGCCGGATCCCGCCTGCGCTCGAAGACCACCACCCCGAAGCTGGCCGCCGAAATCCGAGCCGAGCTGCAGGCCCTCTCCGTCGGCGACTGGGCCAGCCACCTGGGGCGCGAACGCTGCCAGGCCCTGCGCGCCGACCGTGGCTTCCTTCTCGCCGGCGCCTGGGAAGCCCTGTCCGGCAAGTTCACCAACTGGGTGAGCCTGGCCATGGACAAGGTGGTGACGCGCGTCCTGCGCATACTGAAGCTGCGCCCCGACAGCATCGAAGGGCAGGCGGTCCGCCGCTCCATGCGCGCCGACATGGAGGCCCGCACCGACGCCGCGTGGGCGCACCTGCGCGACGGCCTGGACGACTACCTGGACAAGCTGCTCTTCGGCGAGGCACCCGGGGACCGGCTCGGGGGCGAGATCCCAGACCTGATCGTCCCGCCCGCGCTCGTGCGGGACGCGCTCGCCGAGATCGGAGGCGACCAGACGGACGAAGGACTCCCGGTCACCGGCATGGCCAACGGCACCACGGTGCGCGGCGTGCTCGCCGACTGGGGAGCCCTGCACGTCGGCCTGGAGTGGCGCTACGGCAACGAGCCCCGCAACACGTTCCCGCCACACGAGAGCCTGGACGGGCAGCGCTTCCTGTCTTGGACGGATGAAGTCCTGGCCACCACGCCCGACTACGCGTGGGTGGGCCCCTTCTACCGGCCCGGCGACCATGGCGGCTGTCTGTGCTCCTGGTTCACCGTGTACGCCCTGCCCGAGGGCGGCACGCCCGGCCTGGTCTTCGACCGCCAGAGTCTTCGTGCTGGTCCGCAGCGCGAGGCCCTGCAGGCGCTACAGCGCGAGTTCCTGGAGGGTGCGCCGTGACCCGGATCCGGCTGGCCCTGCACCTGGTCGGCTTCCTGGTGCTGATGGGTGGCCTGTTCATGGCCGGGAACGGGGTGCCATGGTGACTAGACATCCGACGTATTCAGGCCAGATCGCCCCCCAGGTGTCCGCGCCCACGGGGGTTAGACCGACCGACGGACCGCAGACATCAGAGGAGTGCCCGTGACCGACCCCGACCCCGGCTACGGCCCCAGCCCCACAGCCCAAGGTGTGCGCGGCTACCGCGACCTCCCCGCCGACGACGTGGCTCTGATCAACGCCGTCAAGGAGCTGCAGGAGAGCGTGGCGAACGTGTGGGCCGCCATCTACCTGCGGCCCGGCACCGACCAGCGCTGGGCCAACATCGCCAAGACCCACCTGGAAGAGGGCGTCTCCGCCCTGGTGCGCTCGGTTGCCAAGCCACACGACCCGTTCCGCGCCGCGCTGGAGCGCCTGCAGGCCGAAGCCGACCGCCGGGCCGCCGATGCGGTCCAGGCCGACCTGCACCGCACGAGCACGACGAGCGGCCCGGCGGAGTCCACAGTGGATCAGAACTCCGGTCAACCAAGCCATGATCACCGTCCGGATGAAGGGAACCGTCCATGAGTGCCCCCGCGCTCGCCGACACCACGGCCGCCGCCAGCGACGTGCCTGAGGGCGCCGCGCCCATCGTGCTGCCCGTGATGGTCATCGAGGGCCTGGAGACCTCCGATCGCCGCTACATCGAGCCCGGCAGCGTCGAGGTGCGCGACCTCCCCATCCCGCTCTACGCGGCCACCCGCTCCACCCACGGCGACACCGGCGACGCAGCCACCTGGCACGTCGGGGCCATCACTCACGCCGAACGCGTGCCCGGCCCCGAAGCCAAGCTGTACGGCGGGCAGACGCTGCCCGAAGCGACGTTCGCCTGGGTTGGGCGCGGCTGGATGTACAAGGACGTGCCCGCCGAACCGGCCAAGAGCGCCTACCAGCTCGTGAAGGACCGCGCCCTGCGCGGCAACTCGGTGGATATGACCGAAGTGGTGGCCGAATTCCAGGGCCCCAACGGCGAACTCGCCGACCAGGCTGACTACGCGCGCATCTCCATGCAGCGCTCCGTCATCGCAGCCACCACCCTGGTGGGCATTCCCGCCTTCGCTGGCGCCTACATCACCCTCGACGGCGAGGACATCGGGGCCACCAAGGAAGAGCACGAGCTGGTGGCGTCGGCCGCCGTCCCGATGTGGCTGTCCGCCGAACTCGGCGACACCTGCCACCGGTGCATGGCGGACGAGACCCTGCCCATCCCGGGCCTGTTCGTGGCCGGTGCGGGCGAGGCGCCGCCGCCGGACGAGAGCTTGCAGGCGGCCACCGTCGAGCAGGACTACTCGACGTCCGGCATGGTGGCGCTCGTGCCAGCCAACCCGCAGATGTTGGTGGCACCCGGCGGCGACCCGGCGGACCAGCTGCACCTGACCCTGGCCTACCTCGGCGACCAGGTGGACACGTGGGAGCCAGACATGATCGCGGCCGTCCACCGGGCCGCCCGGGAGCTGACCGACTTCGAGGCCGCCGAGGCCGCCGAGCGCGCACGCATGCTGGAGAGCGGAGTGGACCCCGGCACGTCCGACGCGGTGCCGAGCATGTCCGCCACCCAGGCGCAGCGCGGCCCCCTCGACGCCAGCATCTTCTCCTTCGCCGTGTTCAACCCGAACGGCGACAACGGCAACGACCCGGCCGCCGTGTACCTGCTCGACGGATCGGGCGACCGCGAGGCCATCGAATGGCTGCGGAACGACGTGGTGACCCGCGTGCGGAACGCCATCGGGGACGTGAACTTCCCCCAGCAGCATCAGCCGTTCGTGCCGCACATCACCGCTGGCTACAACGTGGACCTGTCCCAGCTCACCTACACCGGCCCGGTCACCTTCGACCGCATCCGGGTGGCGATCGGTGACGACGTCACGGACTACCCGCTGGGCGGAGGCGGGGCGGTGCTCGTGGCCAGCGCCGCCGACCTGCCGGACGCTTCCATCTTCGAAGACCCTCAGCTGGACGGCCCGACCCCGTGGACGGTGCTCGACGACGGCCGCGTGTTCGGCCACCTGGCCCTGTGGGACACCTGTCACACCGGTTTCGCCGACCGGTGCCGCACCGCGCCGCGCAGCGCCAGCAACTACTCCTACTTCCGGGTACACGCCGCCCGAGCCCGCACCGACACAGGCGACGTCGTCACCGTTCCGGTCGGCTACGCCACCGTCTCCCGCGCTCCCGGGAGCGGAGGGCACGCGGCGGCCCGCGCCGGCATGTCGGCCGCCGAGGTGGCCGCCCACTACGACAACACGTGCACGGCCGCCGCCGAGCTGGCCGCAGGCGAGGACGACCACGGCATCTGGGTGGCCGGAAGGCTCCTGCCTGGTCTCGACGACGACACTGCCTACAAGGTGCGGGGTGCCGCGCTCTCCGGCGACTGGCGCCGTATCCGAGGCTCGATGGAGCTGGTGGCCGCACTGGCTGTCAACACGCCCGGGTTCCCGGTCCCCTGGCGGTCGCTGGTGGCCTCCGGTGAGCCGCAGGCGCTCGTGGCCGCCGGACTCCCCGCGCCCGACCCACGCGTCCACGAGGCACGCGCAACGCAGCACCTCGGCGACCTGTACGCCGCGCTGCAGCTCGTGGCCGCCGACCAGCTCGCCGAACTCACCGTCGGCTCCCCCACGTTCGCCGACCTGCAGCATGATCAGCAGGTGGACATGGTGCTGGCCCTCGACGCCGACCACCCATGGTTCGCCTGCGGACTCGACGACGAACCAGCCCAGAAGCCGCCCGGCTGGGAAGGCTCGGTGGGCCCGTTCAGCGGTGGCTACGCCGAGCCGCACGTGTACGCACGTGACGTCTACTCGGGGGCCGGGAACTGTGTGTGCGGCTCGGACGTCACCGACTGGGTGCACCTGCAGGCCGCGCCCGGCATCGACGTGCCCGAGCGGATGCGCGCCCAGGCCCTGGCTGGCAAGCGCAAGAACTGGGTGGAAAAGGCGGGTGGGCTCCCGAGCTACATCAAGCGCATCGCGAAGCACCTCCAGGAGAAGGGCATGGACCAGTCCCGGGCGATCGCCACGGCGGTGAACGCCGCCAAGAAGATGTGCGCCACCGGAGACCTGAACTTCCCGGGCTCCCAGCAGGTGAACCCCGGATCGAAGGCGGAAGCGTGCGCGGCCGTCGCCGACTGGGAGGCCAAGAAGGCCAAGAGCTGACCCTGGCATGATGAAGGCCGCCCGGTGCACCCCAACGACTGTCGGTCCGGGCGGCCTTGCTGTCGGTGCGGCTACCACCTCCTCCTCAGCCCTGCGGCCACGCGCAACATGGCCGCGTCAATCAGCAGGCCGACGCCCGCGCCGTACATGCAGCTTTCGTCGTTCACGATCGCGGACCACGCCAGCGCGAGCATGGCGAGCACAAGCGCCTGCGGGCTCAACACCTGCGGGAGGTCCATGGCCTCCAGGCGCCGCCTCACGGCGTGGCCGTCTCGTCCGGCTCGGGCTCCGGCTCCTCGTCGGACTCGGGCGCCTGCTTGCCAGTGATGTCCGTATTGCTGTCCGACCAGTGCCCCAGCGGGCGCGTCCTGATCCACTCCTCCGGGTAGCCCACTCAGTCCTCCCCGGTCGTATGGGCCGCGTCCACGTCCAGCTCTTCGACCAGGACGCCAGCCGCGATAGCGCCCAGGATCTCCTCATCCGTTGGCCTGTCAGCCACGGTCACTCCCTCTCTTGCTGCCTGCGCAGCAACTCCGCTTCCCGTTCCCGCTGGATGCGCAGGGCTTCGGCTTCATCACCTGCCCAGTCCCGGGCGTCTTCCCGGGACTGGGCAGGTTCCTGCTGTTCGGTCACCCCTGATCGCGCTGCTGGCGCTCCTGTTCTGCCTGCTGGCGCCGCGCTTCGTCCGCTTGCTCCGCAGCCACGCGCTTGGCCTCCAGTCGCTGCTGCGCCTCGGCGGTGACCCGCTCCCGGGTCTCCCTGTCTATGCGCTCCTGTTCAGCGATTTGCGCGGCCAACTGCCGGGCCTCGGGGGTCTTCCATTCTTCGGTCACAGTTCCTCCAGTTACTCGGTGATGGCGGTGTAGCCTTCGCCCTGCTTCGCCTGCCCCGCGACCTCCGTCAGCAGGTGTTCCACGTCGCGCAGGGCGCTGTTGTAGCCCAGCTCGTGGTGCAACTGGATGCCGGAGCAGTTCGTACGCGCGGGCCGGATGGAGCGGATGGAGCGGACGAGGCGCTGAACGGCTGCGTGCTGCACCCGGATCATGTTCAGCGCCTCGTGCCGGTTCGCGCACGGCACGGTGCTGTCACCGTTGGCGTAGGTGGCATACCAGAGGCTGGTCATCTGCTCGGGGTTCCAGGTGATCATGCCGACCTGGTAGTCACCGGCGTACACCTCGGCAACGCCGGGGCCGATCTCCTTCATTCCGAGGGAGATCGGCGTGATGGCGGTGGTGATCATGATGCTGGTCCTTCCGTGTGGTTGTTCCTGCTGAGACTAGAATACCCCCTGTCGATCGTGGGTGTCAACAGGGGGTATTCCGGGTGGAGATCACCAACCGCTCGCCAGCTCCTGCTCGCGGGTGCCGAAGTGCGCGTCCCCGTACGGGTCCATGCACAGGTCCAGCGCCAGGCCGTGGTGGCACTGCGGGTAGAGCGCGTCCGCGAACGCCTGCGACAGCGACGGCCAGTAGTTCGGGCGGTCCTCCACCTCGGAGAAGCGCAGACCCTTGTGGCTGGACATGTAGGCCAGCGCCCACTCTTCCGCCTGCGGGCCCTCGAACGCCACCTGGTACGACACGCCCTGGCCGTACGCCTCCAGCGTGATGACACCCTCCACGCCCACCGGCTGCTGGCCCAGGTCCCGAACCAGGTAACGCAGGTAGTGTTCCCGCGCCTCGGCGCAGGTGCCGTCGCAGTAGGAGATCGTGCCGTGGTCGAAGTCCTCGCCGTGCTGCAGGCAACCGTCCGCCTCGGGGGAGTAGGTGCAGTCGCGCCCGCCGCCATGACCCTGGCAGAAGTCGGAGGCCGTGAAGATTGTCATTTGGGGGTCCTTCCCTGGTCGGGTTGTTCCTGACGCCGAGAACATTACCCACCACTTGTGTGGGTGTCAACCACCGATCTACAGTAGGTCCATGACGACCCTACGGCGCACCATCCGCTGGGCGTGGCCGACCGACCAACGGCCCGTCGGCATCCCCCTGTGTGTCCGCTTCTGGCTGTCCATCGGGCTCTACGGCTCCCTCGGGCTCGCCACGTGGGCGCACTGGTGGTGCGCCGTCCGACCGTGAGGTGACAGAAAGTGGACGACATCCCCCCGAGCCTGATCAGGACCTGCAAGGGCTGCCAGGCAGACGTGATCTTCGTGAAGGTCCCCGGCAAAGCCAAGAAGGACCCGCACGTCTGGACCATCCTCGACCCCATCCCCAGTGACGCTGCTGGCACCTACTACATCGAACTTGACCCCGGCAGCGACCGGCCCGCCCTGCGCGGTGGCCGCATCGAACAGCGCGGGCGCCGACTCGGCATGCTCGCCGCTGGCGTCAAGCTCCACACCAACCACTACAAGACCTGCCCCAAGGCGGAGGAGTTCAAGCGCAAGCGCAAGAGCCTGCACTAGACTCATCAGCGTCATGGGAACCCCATCCCCTGCGCTCCGGCCCAGCTGGCAAGCGGCCCTCGCACACCTCCAGGTGCGGGGGCCGCTCCCATGTGCACAGATGCAAGACCTGATGTGACACCCACGCTCACCGCCCGTTAGCCTCGCGCCAACGGAGAACAACGCGCCGCGTCGGCCCAGCCGCGCCGCAGCGCCCACCGGCCCAGCTGGTCACGCTCTCCGCACCCCAATCTGAGAGGACGAGAGCATGACCGCGAGGTTCGACGCGGACATTCTGGGCCGCCTCGGTGACGCGTCGCTGGACGAGATCAACGCCGCCCTGGCTTCGATCACCGCCGAGGGTGAAGCCCTGCGTGCCGAGTACGCGAGCAAGCCGCCCACCAACGAGAGCGTCACCCGCTATGGGGAACTGCTCGACGCCGTGAAGGCGCTGCAGGCGGAGAAGCAGGGCCGTGCCGCCCTCGCCGACAAGCAGGCCGCCCTGTTCGCCGAGATGGAAGGGCTGACCGCTCCCGAGCCCGCCGCAGCTCCCGAGCCCACGGAGCCCGCCGCACCGGCCACCGAGCCCGAGGCAGCGCCAGCCGACCCGGCGTCCACCGAGGGCCTGGCCGACACGTCGGGCGACGACGAAGACCCACCAGCCGACCCGGCGCCCGAGGGCGACGGCGACGGCACCACCGACGACAGCGGGGAGTCCGCCGTGACCGCATCCGCGCGCCGCCCCATCGGCGGCGTGAACAAGCCGCCCACCGCGCCGACCCCGACGCTCCCCCGCGTCACCATGACCACCACCGCCGTCGGTGGCGTCCAGGGCGTGGAGGCTGGCCAGCAACTCAGCCGCGAGCAGCTGGTGACCGCCTTCTCCAGCAAGGGTCAGGCCGTCTCGGGCCTGAACGTGCGCGGCTACGAAAAGTACGCCGTGGCCACCGTCCGCACCGAGTACCCCGAAGACCGCATGCTGCGCCGCAGCGTGTCCGCCTTCACCAACATGGACCTGGTGGACAAGGCCAGCCGCCAGGCTCGCCGCACCCACGCGATCGACAACCTGACCGCCGTCCAGGTGGCGCAGGGCCCGGACCCCGACGACGTCCTGACTGCCGCTGGCCTGTGCGCCCCGCTCGAAACCCTCTACGACATCGAGACCATCGGCGACGTGGACCGCCCGGTCCGTGACGCGCTGGTCCGGTTCGGCGCCGACCGTGGCGGCATCCAGTACCGGCCCGCCCTCGACGGCGTCACCCAGACTGGCGGCATCGGCGTGTGGACGGCCACGAACGACGAAGCGGACCCGCTGGTCCCGAAGACGTGCGTGGAAATCGACTGCCCCGGCGTGCTCACCGCCGAGGTGGACGCCGTCTACCAGTGCCTCACGTTCAGCAACATGTCCACCCGGTTCGACCCGGAGTGGATGGACTCCACGATCCAGGCCCAGAGCATCGCTCACGCCCGGTTTGCGGAGAACCGGCTGCTGACCCAGCTCACCACCGCGTCCAAGAACGTCTACAGTTCGAAGCTGCTGGGTGCCACGCGTGACGCGCTGCGCACCATGGACCAGATGGTGTCGTACTACCGCAGTGTCCACCGCCTGAACGCCAACGCGCCGCTGCGACTCATCGCGCCGTCGTGGATGCGGGACCTCATGCGTGCGGACATCTGCATGCAGATGGTGGGCGACACGCTGGTTTCGCTGGAGGTCGCGGACTCCGACCTGGCCCGCTGGTTCGCAGTCCGCAACGTGAACGTGACCTGGCACCTGGACGGCATCAATCCGCCGGACGTGGACCTGGCCACCGACATCGTCACCCCGTCGCAGGTGTACACCCTGCTGGCCACCAACAGCCCCGTGCCGAGCTGGCCGAACAACGGCGGGGCCAACATCATCAACCCGGTGTCGGTCGTGTCCACGGTCCTCTTCCGCGAGGGCGACTGGCTCTACCTCGACGGTGGCACGCTGGACCTGGGCGTCGTGCGGGACTCCACCCTGAACGGACTGAACCGCTTCCAGACGTTCTCGGAGTCCTTCGAGACCACGGCGTTCCGAGGCATCGAGTCCATCCACCTGGTGATGCAGCTGCAGGCTACCGGCGAGTCCGCCGCGACGGCCGACACCACCCCGTGACCGGCGACCGGGCGCCCCACTCGTTCCGTGGACCTTGTCCACTCGGTTCGTGGGGCGCCCGGTTCTCCACCACCCTGGAGAGGAAGGAGTGACAGATGTTCGCTCCCGTCGAGCCGGTACCCGCCGAACGCCCCACGTTCGGCACTCTCGTGGCCGCCGCCATCACGCCGCAGGACAACGTCAGATGGCAGGACGGCCTGGCGTGGCGCCCGGAACGCTGCCCGCAGGCTCGGACGTTCGACCCGTGTGGGGGTGCCTTCGAGGACCCTCCGATCGGCGACGGCGACGACGGCATCGTCTACTATCGGCCGCCCGCCTTCCGCGTGGAAGACCGGTGCTCGACGCGCGCCGGTCGATCGCCCGAGTACGCGGCCCGCGTGCGCAGGCAGGCCGAAGCGGTGACGTCCTTCCTGGTTGCCCGAGAGCTGCAGAACGGCGACCTGTCCGCGCTCAACCCCTACAACACCCCCGAGGCCACCGACCAGACCAACGCCTACCTGGCCATGGTCGGCGGCACCACGGTGGCTGGCACATGGGACATCGCCGCCGGACTCGGCGCGCTGGAGCAGGAAGCCCGCCAGGTCTCCCTCGGCATGAACGTCTACATCCACATGCCGATCCGTCTCGCGGTCGCCCTCGACGCACGCGGCGTACTGATCAGTGAGGGCGCGCTGCTGCGCACGCGGACCGGCGCCCGCGTGGTGGCCGACGCTGGCTACTCGGGGCGCGGCCCCGACGTGGCCGGAACGTCCGAGGTGCAGACCGTGACCATCACGGGAGCGCCGACAGGCGGCACGTTCACCCTCACGTTCAGCGGGCAGACCACCGCCGCCATCCCATTCAACGCCACCGCGCTGGCCCTGCAGACCGCGCTGAACAACCTGTCAAACCTCGACGGCGTCACGGTCGCTGGCGGCCCCGGCCCCGGCACCCCGTGGACGGTCACGTTCCCGGCCAGCATGGGCAACGTGGCGCAGATGACCGACGACCCGTCCGGCCTCACCGGCGGGACGACACCGGACGTCACCGTCACCACCACCACGCCCGGCGTCGCGCCGAGCGTGGCCGCAGGCCTGTGGATGTACGCCACCGGCCCGGTAGTGGTTCGCCTCGGCGAGGTCATCACGGACAGTCTGGTGGACCACACGGTGAACGAGGTCATCCACACGGCCGACCGCCTGTTCGCCGCGACGTTCGACCCCTGCAGCCTGCATTCCATCCAGGTCACCGACCCGGCGCCCACGCCGTAGAACGAGGAGGTAAGGAATGCCTTATGACGGTTCTGGGAGCCTCTTCGCTCTCGGTATGCGCATGACCAAGATCGACGTCTTGGGCGCCCCGATCGTGGGGGCCACCAGCTCCTACAAGTCGGATGCCCTGGTCGCCGTGTCCGTCGGCCTGGAGTACGAGGAGGGCACCGAGGTCATCCAGAAGTCGGGGTCCGGTCGGGTGTGCCTGACCTACAAGGCACCGGACACGCTGAAGCGTGGCACCATCTCCGACTTCCAGGTCTGCACGCCGGACCCGAACGTGTTGGAGTTCCTCATTGGCGGTGACGTGATCTCCACGGGCGCGTCCACCGCCGAGGTCCAGACGGTCACGATCACCGGCACGCCGACGGGTGGCACGTTCACCCTGACGTTTGACGGCGAGACCACCGGCCCGATCGACTTCGACGCCACCAACGCCGAGATGGACACCGCCCTGGAGGCTCTGTCCAACATCGGGGTGGGCGAGGTGACGGTGACCGGCGGCCCCGGTCCGGGTACCGCGTTCACGGTCACGTTCTCCTCCAGTCTCGGCAACGTGCCCCAGATGACGGCGAACGGCGCCGGTCTCACCGGCGGCACGACGCCGACTGTCACGGTGACCACCACCACCGGCGGCAACAACCTCACCGACGTGGGCTACCGGGCGCCCGAGGTCGGCACCGAGGCCGTCCCGAACGGCGTGTCGCTGGAGTTCTGGACGGCCGCCATCGACGACGGCGCCTACGCATCCCAGCTGCCCTACTTCCACTGGGTGCTTCCCCGCTCGAAGATCCGGCCGTCGGACGCGTGGGCGCTCAACGGCGAAAACGCGCTCCTTCCCGGATTCGAGGGCTGGAGCGAACAGAACCAGAACTGGGGCTCGGGCCCCGCCGACGACTGGCCCTACGAGTCCGACCGGGTCTGGCAGTTCGCCCGCGTGGCCGCCATCCCCGACCTGACTCCAGGGTTTACGGCGGTCTCCTGACCCCTGGTGGTCCCAGGGAACAAGCGGGGGCGGGTCGCGCACACCTTGCCGTGCGGCCCGCCCCCGCGCTCGTAAGGGAGATGGAATATGACCCTCGGCTACACGGTCGCCGTTCGCAACTCGCAGCTGGCCGCCCTCGCCGCCCGCTTCGACGCGGGAGCCGCAGGCGCCACGATCAAGGTGTACAGCGGCACCCGGCCCGCCACCGCAGACACCGCCGTCGGCGGTGGAAACACGCTGCTGCTCACGCTCACGCTGGCCACCAGTGCGTTCGGGGCCCAGTCGAACGGGTCCATGAGCCTCGCCGGACTGCCCATCTCCGGCACCGGCGTGGCCGCTGGCACGGCCACCTGGTTCCGCGCCGCCGACAGCGACGGCGTCACCGTCACCGACGGCACATGCGGAGCCGAGGCCAGCAACGAGGACATCGAGTTATCCACGACCACCATCAGCGTGGGCCTGGAAGTCACGCTGACCGCAGGCACCATCACCCAGCCGTGAGGAGGGGACCGTGGCCGCACAGTTCGGTGTAGCAAGCGACCGCGTCAGCCGATCCGGCGCGGTCCCCGATCCGACCGCCGGATTCACTCTCGTGGCGTGGGCGCGCGTGGACACCGACACCGACGCCAGCGCCACTCTGGCCCGCGTGTGGACCGCTGGCCTCACCACCGTGGCCACGTTCGCCACCGGCACCGACGGCCTGACCGGCCCCAACTACTTCACCGGCGGCGGAAGCGTGTCGAGCGGCACGAACTTCGTCGTCGGCGAGTGGCGCCGCGTGGGCTTCGCCTGCCTCGGCACCGCCGGAACCGTGTACGCCGCCACTCCCCTGGGCGCCACCGAGGTGGACAACGGAACCGTGGCCGGAAACCCGACCCCGGCGGGGATCACGCTGGGCGGGCGCGACACCGCCGACAGCAGTGAGAACCTGGTTGGCACGCTGGCCTACGTCCGCGTCTTCCCCGGCAAGCTCACCCAGGCGGAAGCCGAGGCGGAATGGGACAGTCCCACCGCTGTGCTGGCAGCCTGGGCGGACTGGCCTCTGACCAGCGACCTGAACGACATCAGCGGCAACGGGCGGCACCTGTCCGCCGGGTCCACGCCGGTTGATTTCGTCGCCGGTCCTGACCTCCCGTCGGATCCGGCGACCGCCGAGCTGGTCGGCACGCTGCCCGTTGCGACCATGGAAGGCGCCGCGACCGCGACCGCCGAGGCCGACCTGTCGGGGTCGCTCCCGCTGGCCGGCATGTCCTTCGAGGCGGTTGGTTCCGCCGAGGCGGACCTGTCTGGGCTTCTGCCTCGCGCCGTTGCCCACTTCGAGATCGTGGAGGCGAACATGGCACCATCACCCGTTTCTGAAGTCCTCTGCAGCTCGTGGGCGACCGTGGAAGACCTCGACGAACAGGAGCACACGAGACTCACCGCGTTGGGGTTCACCGATAGCAAGATCAACGCCTATCTGCTCCGCGCATCCGAACTGCTGTGGGCCTTCTCCGGGCGCATATGGCTCGGTGGCGGCTGCGAAGAGGACGCGGTACTGCGTTCCTACCCGCCTGTCCCCGGGACCGGCGTCTGGCCGTACAGCCCCAGCTGGGGACGCTGCTCGTGCTGGAGCTACGCGGTGTGGCTCGACGGTCGCCCCTACCCCACCCCGTTCACCGGGCGACACATCGTGGTGCCCGTCGCCATCAAGCTGCCCCGCAAGAGCATCACCGCCGTTACATCCGTGACCGTGGGCGGGGAGGCGTTCCTGGCGTGGGAGCTTCGCCCGGACGGCTGGCTGACCCGCACCGACGGCCAGGGCTGGGCGGTATGCGAGGCCGACACCGAAGTCACCTACCGATTCGGCGACCCCCCACCCGCTGGTGGGCGAGACGCCGCAATCGAGCTGGGCACCGAGATGCTCCTGGACCGTGCCAACAGCGACGATTGCCGACTGCCACCGAACACCGTGTCGGTCACCCGGCAGGGCCTGACCATGGAACTCATGTCCACGGACCGCCCCGAGTTCCGCACCGGGCTGCCCCTGGTGGACATGTGGCTGGAAGCAGTCAATCCGCACCGACGCCCACAACCGGCACAGGTATGGTCACCTGATGTACCGCGCCTCATGAAGCAGGGAGCCACCCGTGAAGTCTGACCCGTTCGCGCCGTCCGACCACCCGCGCCACGCGAAGAACATCACCACCGCAGCGCTCCTCGGCGACGACGGCCCACGGCGAAACCGGTTCGCCGAGCTGCTGGACCTGCACCTGACCCCGCGCGAGCAGGACGCCAACGTGTCGCCCTCCGTCGAAGAGGCGGAACGGCGCCAGACGCTCGTGCAGGAGTTCCTGGAGCAACTGGACACCGAAGGCCCCGATGCCGAGCTTCCTACGCTGGAGGACGAAACGGGGGCGCTGTACCAGTGGCACCAGGGCGACCGCCCCGAGGGTGGCGACGGCGACCCGGACGGCCAGCCCGACGGCACCACGTCGAGCGGCTGGCGCTTCGTCGGCGACCCCGGCCCGGCCATCCCGCCACGCAACGGCCCCGGCTCGGACACCGACACCTGGCGCGCTTTCGCCGCCCAGGTCACCACGGCCTCGGCGTCCTGGGCCACCATGACGCGCGGCGAGATCATCGCCGCACTGGAGGCCGCAGGCAAGATTCCGGCCGACCAGTGAGTGTCGCCGGTCAGGGCGTCGCCGTCCGCACGCTCGCCATGGACATCCAAGCCGCCATTGAGTCGCACTGGGGCGGCACCGCCGAGCCCCTGCCCGAGCGCCGCTACGTGACGTTCGGCGACCCCGGCAGCGTGCCCTGGGACTGTGAGCAGCTGGTGATCTCCCTCGCCGGTATCGGATTCGGTCCGGCGCAGGACTCCGCGCCGCCGGTCACGCCGCGCGGCGGCACCCCGGCGTCCATCCTGTCCGTGCGCCACGCCGTGTTCAACGTGGCCCTGGTGCGCTGCATCCCCACCCCGACCGGTCGCAGCGCCACGCCGCCCGACCTGGCCGCCCTGCAGGCCGCCGGTGAGCGGTTCATGACCGACGCTGGCATGCTGTCCCAGGCGCTGGTCCGCTGGGCGGCCCGCACCTACAAGAACCTGCCGAACGACGGCGCGGCCTCGGTGCAGCTCGGGGTGATCGAGCCGGGCGAGGCGTCCGGCGGCTTCGTCGGACTCACCGGCGTGGCCATCGTCACCTGCGCGGCACTGGAGTAGGCCATGGCCGGATTCCACTGGGTGACAGGTCGGGTGCGTCTCCTTCCCGGGGAGCCGCAGGCGTTCGCGAACGACCCGCACGAGGGCGTGGTCTACGACCTGCGCTATCGGGCCTTCCTGATCGCTGGCCTGGCGAAGGCGCGCGTGCAGGTGGACACCGGCTTCACGTTGACCACGATCCGTGACGAGATTAATCGGAACGTGCGCCGCTACCCGTACGCGGACGTGATCGCAGGCAAGTCCGGCGCGCGACGTCCGGGCGGTGGCCCGCGCACGGTGCCCGAGATCCTGGACAGAGGTTCGCGTCCGCACGTGATCAGGGCGCGGCGACGCAAGGCGCTACGCTTCGTAGTCAACGGCAGGGTTGTGTTTCGCCGGTCGGTCATGCACCCCGGCACCCGTGGTAGTGGGTTCCTAACCAAGAGCCTCTACGACGGTGGCAGCATCTAACGAAGGGACCACCATGGCAGTCGAGGTTATCCGCAGCAAGACCCGCAAGAAGGGTCCACTCCGCAAGCGCTGGGAGTTCGCCCTGGAGTTCTACCGAGGCGACGCCGAAGAGCAGCACCAGTTCCTGGCCTACCCGGCCATGGACGCAGGCGGACTCAACCACACGCTGTCGGCCGCCCGCCACCCCGAACGCGCCATCGAAGGCATGGTGCGCTCCATCCGGAAGATGCTGGCCGACGACGACGGCACGCCGCTGGGCTGGCGCCCCACCCGGTACATCGAGCTCCAGCCGGACGCGACCGACGACGCCCCGGTAACCGCCGCCGACTCTGCCCAGCAGTTCCGCGCGGAGAACAGACTGCCGTGGGTGGACGGCCCCGAGCCCACCGACCTGGACGCCGAGGAGCGCGCCTACCGGGAGCGCCACGGCGCCGAGCCCACCGGCAACGCGCCCGAGCCGGACGACGTCGAGGACGCCGACCTGGAAGACCCGGACCTGCTCTTCCTCGACCCCGACGGCAAGCCGATAACCGGCGAGCAGGCCGCGCAGGCGATGCGCTTCGAGAACGGGTCATCGCGCCGCCGGTTCGCTTTCCTGATGGACGAGGACGAGGAGCTGACCCTGGAGCTGGACCAGCTCCAGGCCGTGTTCAAGAAGCTGCTTGCGCAGGTATCCGACCGCCCTACTCGTCGGTAGTCCTGGTCCACGGGATTACCGAAGACCCCATTGCCGGACCCTACGTCCGAGGGCGGCTGGCTCTTGCGGACATCGATGCGACAACCCCGGCAGGGATGTGGCTGGATGCCGTTTACGCGGCGTATGCGGACGCGCCGCACGGCGTACTGGAGAAGCTGGCCAAGCAGATCGTGATCAAGGAAGCCATGATCGACCCAGAGGGCGCACGCGAGACCTGGGGCAGGCGACCAGAGCACATAGCCATGGCTGGCAACTTCGGCCGTGGCGCCGGTATGGAGGCAGGCAACACCGCAGCCATGCCGCCCGGCCAACAAGCAGGCACGCCCCGGCGGCCACCGATACCGCAGAGGACCCGAACGCCCATGGCGGGCGCCCCGGTTCACGGCACGCGGCCCAGGCCGCAGTAGACGCAGGGAGGTGACCAGATGGCCCGGATCATCGCCGAGGCCGGCGTCAGGCTGCGCGTGGACGGCAAGGGGCTGGCGCTCGAAATCCGCCAGGTGATCCGGGCGGCCATGGCGGAAGCGCAGGCCAGCCAGGTGGACCTCCCGTCGCCGACGCGCCGCATGGCCGACGACGCCGACCGTGACAGCAACCGCATCCGTCGCAGCCTCGGCAGCATCGGGTCCGCCCTGTCCGACGTCGCGGGCCGGGCTGCATCCGCCGCGCTCTCCGGCGGCAAGCTGCTGCTGATCGGCACCGCCGCCGTGGGCGCCCTTGCTGGCGTCACGCAGCTGGCCTTGGGCGTCGGTGCGCTCGTGGGCGCCGCAGCCCAGGCCGCAGGCGTGGTCGGCCTGCTGCCCGCCGCCTTCGCCTCACTGAAGGCCAGCACGGCAGCTATCAAGCTCGGGCTGCAGGGCATGTCGGAGTCCATGGCCGCCATTGCCTCGGGGGACGCCGCCGCCTTCGAGGAGTCGCTGAAGAATCTGGCGCCCGCCGCCCGGGACTTCGCCCGCGCCGTGCGCGACGTCAAGCCTGCGTTCGACGAGATGCGCCTAGACGTCCAGCAGGCTCTGTTCCGCGACCTCGCGGACACCGTGCGCCCCCTCGCGGACACCTTCCTTCCTATCGCCTCGGACGCCTTCAAGAGCATTGCGGGTAGCGCGAACTCGGCGGCCCGCGAGACGGCTGACTTCCTGTTGCAGGGAGCCCAGGTGGAGAAGGTCACCACCTTCTCGGAGAACCTGAAGGCGTCTTTCGCGAACGTGGCCGGAGCGCTGCGGCCAGCCGTGTCCGCCTTGCTGGATCTCACCAGCACCGGCTCCACCTTCCTTCCCGCGCTCACCGAGCAGCTCAACCAGTGGGCCACAGGCTTCTCTCAGCGCATCGCCGAGGCCGCCCGGTCCGGGGAACTGGCGGCGTTCTTCGAACGCTCCATCGAGGCCCTGCGCACGCTGGGCCGCATCGCGGGCAACGTGTTCGGGGCCATCGGCAACATCCTGGACGCGGCCGACACCGAGGCGGGCGGATTCCTGGAGCGCATCGAGGAGATCACCCAGAAGTTCGAGGACTTCACCGGATCCACCGAGGGCCAGGCCGCATTCGGTGGCTTCTTCGAATCCATGCGCCGCGTGGTGGATGCACTGGGGCCCGCATTCTTCCAACTGGTTACGATCATCGGCCGCGACTTCTTGCCGATTCTCGCGGATATCGCCTCGATTATCGGCCCGGTACTGAAGCCGCTATTCGAAACGTTCGGGCGCCTCCTCCAATCCCTGCGGCCGTTGATCGCCGCCATAGCCGACGCTTTCGCCACCGCCTTGGAGGCGCTGGGGCCGTTCTTCGACGCGCTGGCCACGGCAATCAACGAGGCCATGCCCGTGCTCGGGCCCATGATTCAGGACATCGGTGAGGCGTTCGCGAATCTGTTTGAGGCCATGGTGCCACTGGCGCCGTTGTTCGTTGAGTTGCTGGAGGCAATTCTTCCGATCATCCCGCCTTTTATTCAGATGATCGCGGACCTGATGCCGCAGTTCATCGAGATCATAGAGGCGCTGATGCCTCTCATTCAGGCGCTTGCGGATGCCATGGTGACACTGATACCGGTCTTTACCGATATCGCCAGCATCATCCTGGACGTGTTCATTCCCGTACTGGAAGCGGTCGTGGCTGTGTTCGTCGCGATCGTGGACGCGGTGACGTGGGTTGTGAATACCCTGTGGACGATCATCAGTGAAGTATTCTGGACGATCATCAACTTTCTGGGTGAAACCTGGCGAGACATTACCGAGCAGGTATCGGAGGCATGGAACGCAATCGGTGACTTCTTCTCCGACGGAATCGACGGCGTACTAGCCAAGATAAACTCGTTCGCCTCTGACCTGTGGAACAAATTCAAGGGCATGATGTCGAATGTCGTCAGCGCGGTGGGCGACGGTGTAGCCAACGTGGTCCGCTGGTTCCTTGACCTGCCGGACAAGCTCCTGGGCGCGTTGAGCGGCATCGGCTCGTGGCTGTGGAACTCCGGCCGTGACCTCGTACTGGGGATGCTGAACGGCATCAAGGCGGCGGTGCAGCGGGTCATTGACGCGGTCAAGGGCATGGTAAACGACGCCATCGGTGCGGCCAAGAATCTCCTGGGTATCGCGTCGCCGTCGAAGGTGTTCGACGAGATCGGCCGCCAGATCGGCCAGGGCTTCGCTGGCGGGCTCGACAAGAGCACCGGCATGGTGGCGGACGCCGCCGCCGCCATGGCCCAGGCGGCCATTGACGCCGCCGCCATCACCGCGCCCACGGTCACGTTGACCAACCCGACCGCCGAGGACCTGAACGCCGCCCGCGCCGCTGGCGCCGAGGCTCCGGTGATCCAGCAGACCAACATCATGCGGCCCGGCACGGACGTCATGCAGTTCAGTCACCTGGTGCTGAAGCGGGCCTATGGTGGCGTGCTCTCCGGCGCGTCCACGCTCGGTGTCCGGCGCAACCCCGTGCAGGCCGGCGTAGATGATCAGTGGGTGACTGTATGACCGCGCCAAACCCCAACGCCCACCTGCCTACTGTCGCCGAGGAGGGCCAGTATCGACTCGGCGACGACTTCGTCACGGATCCCTCGGACGTGTGGCTGAACACCCAGTGGGACGACGGCACGCTGATCGTGGCCGCCGAGCCCGAGGGCTGGGAGGGCCTGGAGTTCGTGACGCCCATCGACACCGCTGGGAGTCGTGACGGCGGACTGGACGGCCCGCAGTCGATCGGCCCGCGCACTCTGCCCGTGGACGGCGCCATGGTGGCGCCCGACGCCGCAACCCTTCGGCGCGGCATCGCGGCCATCAGGCGCAAGCTGGGGCCCCGCAAGCGGGTGGTGTGGGAGCAACACGACTTCGGCCAGGACCGGCGTCTGGCCATGATCTGCAGGGCGCAGGGAGACTTCACCGCCACCCCCGTCTACGGCACCGCCATGGGCGGCGTGGCGTCCCGATTCTCGTTCACGCTCGTGGCCGCCAACCCGCCCTACAAGTTGTCGAGCGGGGCGCCGGAGTTCGTGGACATCGGCCTGCCCGTGGACACCGTCACGGGCCGCACCTACGACAAGACCTACAGCTACAACTACGGCGCCAGCACCAACCCCGGCGGCATCGGCCAGGCGGAGAACACCGGCGACGTGGACGCCTGGCCGGTGTTCGAGATCACCGGCCCCGTGAACAGCCCCATCATCGACAACACCACGACGGGCCGCAGCTTCCTTGTGGTCGGTTCCATTGCCACTGGTGTCACCGTCACTATCGACTCCCGCACCGGGCGCGTGGACCCCGCAAGCTACCGGCTGGTAGGCAGGCCGTGGGTGCTCGTGCCAGGCGTGAACAACCTCCGGTGGCGCGCGTCATCCGGCTCATTCGACCCATCCGCCAACCTGCGCGTTATCTGGCGCTCAACCTCGGAGTGACCCATGGCCATCCTGAACCCGCCCGCATACCTGCAGGCTGGCACCTACCCGGCCAGCTCTGACCGCCTGCACCAGATCAGCGCCAGGTTCCTGCCCACCGTCCTGTCCACGAGCGACGTGGCCGCACGCGGCGGCGTCCTCGGCGGCCAGTCCGCTCGCCAGTTCGCCAGCAGCATGACGAACTGGGACGTGGCCATCGGTAAGGGCGTGGGAGTCGTCGAGAACACGTTCACCACCCAGGGCGGGGACTACCTGGTCCTGAACACGGCCACCCAGACGCTGACCGTCACCGCGTCGAGCCCGACCACCAACCGCATCGACATCATCGGTGTGCGCGTCCAGGACGCGTTCTACTCGGGCGCGGTCAACTCCGGCGACCTCGCCGTGGTGCAGGGCACGCCAGCCGCAGGCGCCCCGTCGGATCCCGCGCTCCCGTCCAGTTTCCTGCCCCTGTGGCGAGTCACCGTGTCCGCCGGAACGACCACCGGGGTGCTGGCCGACCTGCGCAAGCGCACCGCCGAGATGGGCGCCTGCTACCAGCCGTTCACCGGCCAGCTGTCGGACAACGGGACGTTGATCGGGGAGGTGCAGCTGCTTCCCGCCCTCGCCCCGTACCCGTCGCGCCTGCGCGTGTGGGATGGGTCCGCGTGGCGCGGCACCACCGGCTGGGCGTTCGCGCCGCCCGCCATCACCAACCTGGCGTCGCTGGCCGCCGGCTCCCAGCACATCGCCGCGTCATTGTCGGTGCCGGACCCGCTCTTCCAGTACAAGCTGCGGTCCTCGGGCTCCCTCGACTGGGGAATGGTCAACGGCAGTCAGCCGGACAACCCCATCAGCCTCTCGGTGACCCTCGACAACACGGCCTACAACGCAGGCGTGATCAGCCGAGGGAACGCCTACAGCCCGAACGTGGCCGCCGCCAACCAGCCAGCCCATACGGCTATCGCCCCGACCGCGCACACGGCGGTGCTCACCGGGGCGCACACCGTGCGGCTGATCGCGCGTAACTCGGCGGCCTCGCAGCCCATGGTCATCTTCGCTCTAGACGTCATGAACACGTCGTCACTCACCGTCGAGATGGTGCCAGCATGACAGGTCCCGGGCCCTCGGCCGCGCTGCTGGCCGCGTCGAGCTACGACCTGCCCGAGGAGCAGATCGTCAGCTATACCTACTGGCCGGTCAACTACTACCTGGGCGACCCCTACGTCATCGGCAACGCGCCCCTGCCGCTCTCCGGCGTGCAGTTCTCCGACGTGATGAAGGGTGTCGGAGAACTGCGCGCGTCTCTGCAGCTGGCCGACCCCGACGTGCGAGCCATGAATCCGTGGGAGTTGGTGCTGCCCAGGAAGACCGGCATCGTGGCCGTGCGGTCCGTGCTCGTGGACGAGGACACCGACACCTGGCAGCACGAGGCCGTCTGGCACGGCACGGTGTGGGAACGCAAGCCCGTGCCAGCAACCGGGCGCTGGGAGATCACCGCGCGGACCATCGAGTATGGATGGTCGCGCCGACTGATCACCGGCCCGATGGCGGGTGGCGACCTGGTGTGGGCGCAGGCCGACCGCACCGAGATCGTGCAGGACCTGCTGACCCCGTCCATCTTCTCCCAGGTCGGCCCACCCTCGACGTACGGCACCGCCACGGCCACCGTGGACGCCGCCAGCCTGGATCGGGTGATCGTCAACGCCGCAGACGTGACCGACATCCCCGAGGGCGGCTACGTGCGCGTCAGGGCCCTGGACGGCACCTACCGGACGAACGCCGCAGGCACGACGGACATCTTCAACGTCACCGACCTGATCGACGGTGGCGGCATCTGGGCCATCGTCGTGACCCCCCTGTTCGCTTCGCTGTCCGAGATCGGGGACGTCGTCGAGGTGATCAACCTCTGGCCCGGCTGGATCAACATTGATCCGCCCACCCAGATGACGCTGCGCGTGCACGACTTCAGCTACAAGCGCGACCAGCAGACCAACCTCCTCACCGCCCACCAGGACCGCAGCAAGGTGGACGACGGCTACGACTGGTACACCTCGGTACGTGTCCTCGAAGGCGGCTCACCCATCGACGCCATCAGCTTCCGGTGCCAGTACGTGATGGGCTACCCGCGCCTCGGGCGAGAGTACGGCGTGGACGAGATCCCCCGGTTCATGTTCCGGGTGTCCGGCCAGGGGAACGTGCTCGACTCCAGTCCGGTCTACAACGGCGAAGGGGTGGCGAACGTCGTCTGGGGGCAGGGCTCGGGCTACGACACGGACGCCTTGCGCGCCGTGGCCACGAACTCCAGCGACTGGGCCAACGGCTTCCTGATCACCGAGGACCGCTACAGCAACCCGGACGTGTCCCGCTCGGACACCCTGGAGGCCTACACGATCTCCGCCCTGATCCAGAGCTACGCCAATGAGCAGTACCTGGACCAGGTGACAGTGCGGGGCGACAAGCCGCCCTACTTCGGCACCTACGCCATGGGTGACGATGCCCTGTTCAGCACCGACGACTGGACCAACACGGACGGCCCGAACGGCGACCGCGACGTCACCTACCGGACGCGCATCATGGGATGGACGGTCACGCCGCCCGAGGGCAAGAACAGCGAAACGGTGAAGCTGGTTTTGGCCGGCGGCGGTGAGGCGGTACTGGATGGTTGACGTCAACCCTCGTGACCTGCAAACGCCCTACACACCGCGCGAGTCCACGATCGTGGACGCGGTCGCCGAAACGCGCCGCATCGCGGACCAGGTCATGCGCAACAACCCCCTAGTGGACGCGGTCATCTCCCAGGGACTGACGCGGTTCCGAGGCAACTACGGTGCCGACTTCGCCTGGTTCGGCGAGTTCTACCCGGCCGACCGCAACCTGACCGACGCGTACGGAAACGAGCTGCCCCAGCGCGGCATCATCTTCGTGCGCGACGACCCGCAGCACAACAGCGCTTTTCAGCTCTACGACTTCGACCCCCGGGCCGGTGAAGCGCTGCGTCAGCGCATCGGCATGCACGACGCGGACGGCAAGCCCCTGCTGTGGGAGGGCTGGGATGGCGGCCGCGCTTTCCCGGACGCCCCGGTGGTGATGTACCAGCGGGAGACGATCGACCCGAACGGCGTGCAGATCGGGTCGGACGTGGTCGTATTCTCGGGGGAGGGAAACCTGATCGGGACGAAGTTCCGCATGGGCGCCGCGTGGGGCACGGCGGGCGGCACGCCGAACTGGTCCTGGTATGTGCGCCTGTCCGGCGGTGGCGTCACGATCAACACCCCGACGGTCAACGGTTCCGGCGGCGGCAACTTCTTCATCGACGTGAGCGTGAAGACCATCCAGGCAGTGTCGAACTATATCAATGTGGACTGGCATATGTGGAAAACGGGAGGCACCGGAGGATTCACGCCACGCCCCTATTACGCCCTGATGTATTCCCCGCACACCCGACCCTAGAAAGGTGATCGATGGCCTACGTGCTACGGCCTCCCGTGTATGAGGCGATCCAGTGGACTGGGTCGAACGTCGAGGACTGCGCCGCGTTCTACTCTCAGTGGTTCCCCCAGCCGCCACCCCCGCTCCCTGGGCAGGAGGGCACGCCGCCCTTCCGGTACGACGCCGAGGCGTCCACGCTCACCGTCTCGCCCGGCTACGTGCTGCAGGTCGGCGACTGGATGGTGAACGGTGGCACTCGACCCCCCGACCTGGCGTGGGCTGGTTCACCCGAGGTCGTGCAAGACTCCGCCTTCCAGCTGAAATACGCTGTGGAGGAGTAGCACCGGCCCGGGGGAGTAAGGATGATGATGGTGAGTGGACGTATTGCCGCCTCTTGGCGCCGCAGGAATCGCGGCCTTGCTCGCCATCGTCATCGGGTATTTGCTGAACGCCAATAGGCAGGACCGCAAAGAGCACCGAGCCGAACGCCAGGAATGGGATGCGCGATTCAAGGCCCAGCAGGATCAGCACGCCGCAGACGTGAAAGACCTGCGGGAGCGCATGGACCGGCTGGAGAAAGACCTGCGCAATGAGACACTACGAGCAGACCGGGCAGAGGCTCGGGCAGCAGCCCTCACTGGAGGGACGGGGCCATGACCACACCGAGCGACCCGGAGCGGGCTCGACGAGAGCGCGAGGCGTTGAGGGACCGGCACATGGACCACGTCCGGATCCTCCTCGGGGCGGTCGCGGTGGTGCTCCTGGGCATGCTCGTGTGGTATGCCTGGGACTCGCGGGACACGGCTGAAGAGGCCGTCTCGCAGACCCAGAGCCTTGCCCAGCAGGTGCAGTCGGCATGCAAGGTCGGCGGGGCCGCAGAACGCGAACTGGAGTCCATTGGGGCCTGCGAGCAGGCCGACCAGGCAGCTCGGGGTGCGGCCACCGAGACACAGGCACCGGTCGTCGACGTCGCTACCCCCGATCAGGTGCGGGCTGCGGTCGCCGAGTATCTGGATCGCAACCCGCCCGCCGACGGGCACACCCCCACGCAGGCGGAGGTGGACTCTGCCGTGTCCCGCTACTGCGAGGCGAACGCCTGCAGGGGCGCCGACGGTGCGAACGGGGCCGACGGCGCCGACGGTGCGGATGGCGACGACGGCGCCAGTGGGGCGGACGCCACGGACGACCAGGTGGCCGCCCAGGTCGCCGAGTACTGCGCCGACAACAACGGGTGCCTGCCCACGCCCGAGGAGATTCAGGCGGCCGTGGCGGCCTACTGCAGTCCCCAGCCCTCGCCGTGCGTGGGCCCTCAGGGCGCCGAGGGACCGCCCGGCCCGGTGTTGCCCGAGTACTACACCACCCGACCGAACGGGCTCGGGGTCGGCACGATCACCTATCACTGCGTACTGCGCCCGGAGACCGACGCCGCAGCCCCACCCCATTACGACTGCGAGGTAAGCGAATGAACACCCGTGACCCGAGCGTGGACCATCCCCACGAACTGTTCCCCGACACCCGCCACGTCGAGGACTTGAGCGACGTCCTGGTCACCGCCGCAGACGGCCAGGGCGTGCAGGTGGTGGGCGAAAACGTGGACGACGACGGCGTGGCGCACTTCCTGCGCATCACCGAGGACGGCGACTACTGCGGCGGCTGCGAGAGGTCCTGGCCGTGCCCCGGTCGGGTGCCGGTGCAGGTGCTGGAGCGGCCGCGCGTGGATCCCGACCTGGTGGCCGCTGTCGCCGAGGCGCTGAAGAAGGAACGAGACGCGGGCCTGCTGGCCTGACGGAGGAGGAGACGATGACGACACCCGAGCAGCCGCAGAGCCTTCGTGACTGGGGCCTGTCTTGGATCAGGACGGGCGTCCCGGTCCTGTGGGGCATGGTGCTGACCTTCCTGGCGTCCCGGGCGCCTGCGGTCTACGAGCTGGTGAACAACCCCTACGTGGCCGCGCTGGCAGTCAGCTTGGTGACGCTGGCGTGGTACTCGTTGGTGCGATGGGTGGAGCCGAGGTTGCCCGCTTGGCTGACCCGGCTGGTGATCGGAGCGAACACGGCCCCGAAGTATGTGGAGGGCGTGACGGTGCTCGGGCACGACCAGCGACCGAACATCACGTGATATCGTGAGACCTGATCGTCACCGACAGTGGAGCTTGCTAGGGCGTCAGGTCGGACATCGGGTGTAGCACGAAACCCCCGGCGGATTGGTCCCCGCCGGGGGTTTCGTCGTGTCAGGCCGCGTACTGCCGGAGTTCCATGCGGGTGGCCCTGCGGTCCCGCTGGAGCGCGGCCCGCTTCACCTTCGGGTTGGCTCGGTGGCCACGCTTGCGGGAGACCCGGCTGAAGGTGTCGCGCTCGGTGCCGCCGACGGTGGGCCTGCGGTGCATGCTCTGGGTCATGTCCTGGTCCTTCTCACTCTGGAGTTGTTCCGCTTACAAGAGAGATTCTGCCCCACGACAACTGTGGGTGTCAACCCCTGGCTGCCACCCTGTCCGCGACCACTTCAAGCGCCTCGGTGAATGTCACCCACACGTTCACCATAATGTTGCCGTCCCGCACTGAAACGCGCTCGCCGCCGAGTTCCTTCACCCGCCAGTACTGCGCACCACGCCACACAACGTGACCTTCCACGATCCAGCGCCCTGGCTTCTCGCATTGGTGCTCTAGAGACGCCAGCAGGGCGCCTTTGCGGGTCGTGTACTCGTGCCCACTCACCGCGAGACCTCGACAGCCACCAGGGTCAGCACCTTCTGCATCAAACCGAGGTCGGCCGACGCCCGCCGCAGGCCACGCGCCAGGGCTCCGTGGCCCTGCTGGTGCAGGCGGATGGCCATCCACTCGCGCAGGAGGTGTTCCTGGGCGTACTCGTCCAGGGTGATGTCCAGGGCGCTCACGACGCCGTGGGCGCTGTCGTCGTACTCGACGTGCAGCCCCAGGCCATCCCCTTCGTCGAGCGCCTGCATGGTCATCTTCTCGGTGTGCCGGTCGGTGAGTTTCATGATCACTTCTCCTGGTTCACGAAAGGGAGTCGAGCAGGGCGCGGCCCGCGTCCGTCACGAAGACGTCCACGACCGTGAGCCGCTGGCGGGATCGATAGGTCAGTCCGGTGTGCACCCACTCGATGCGGAAGGTCAGGAGCCCGAGGGCGCCGAGCCGCCCGCGCACGTCGGCGCGCGGGCTGGTCTGCCGCCAGCGCTGCGGGCCCTCGGTTGCGAGGGCCCGCAGCTGCGGGCCGGTCAGGCGGGTCACTTCGCCGCCTCTGCCTCGTACGCGTCACGCAGGGCCTTCGTCATGGGCCGCAGGTCGGCGAAGAGCTGGCCGTAGCCGTCGCGGATCAGCTGGTCGTACCGGCGCGCGATTTCGACGGCCAGGGCCTTCGTGTCCGCGAAGGCGGAGTCCTCGGCGTCCTGGACGCCCAGTCCGATGGTGTGCTTCACCCCGGCGGTCTCCAGCAGCTTCCACGAGCGGACGACCCAGCCGGCGCCGGTCTTGGTGACCAGGTAGCGGCGTTCATCGGTGTCTGCCTGGTACTGGCCTGCCTCGATGCGGCGGAAGCGAATCATGGTGTGGTCCTTCCCGTGCGGGTTGTTCCTGATACTTCGATGGTACCCACTGTGGCCGTGGGTGTCAACATCGGAGGGCGAGGGTTATAAGTGGCCCCGACGTCGCATCCCCTCACCCTGTCCGGCGTCTTGACCTAATCGTTACCTACGAGTTCGCTTGTGCTGAACAGGGCCGTCTGCCCTGACTGCAGGCGACGCAGCGCTTTCACGCCCCAGTCGGTCAGCTGGTACACCGTGCAATCGCGGCCCGTGGACTCCTGCTTCACCTTCCGAACCTCGCGGCCAGCCAGCACAGGCTCCACCCATCCAGCGGCCGACAACTCGTGGCGGCGACGGCGCACCAGCTGGGCAGACGGCGCGTCGTTGCGGACCGGCGGCTGCAGGCGGGCCGTCACCTGGAAGTCGGCCATGGGGCCCGCCGACAGGGCGGTCAGAATCGAATGCCGCAGGCTTCCGGGCCTAGTCGCCCGTCCCGTGTGAGCTGACCGCAGCTCGGGCGACTCCACTGGAGCTTGCGGGCAGTGCATGCGCTGCAGGGTCTCCAGCTCGTGCCGCACCGCGCGGAACGCCTGGTGGACCTCCTCGGTGGTGTGCTCGACGTCGAGCACCTGGGACAGCGACAGGGCCCGGAGGATGGCCGACTGGGTGGCGTTCACTACTTCGGCTCCTTTCTAGTGACTTCTACGCGGTCCTGGTACTTCTGGCGCACCTCGTGGGCCGCCATCAGCCGTCCGGCCATGTCGTCACGTCCGGCCCGTGCCCACTGGGCTGCGGTCGCCTTCAGCTTGCTGACCTGCGGCTCCCACTTGCCCGTGCCCACGAGCGCGGCCAGCGCCTGCGCCAGCATCTCCCGCAGGTTCTCCTCCAGGGTCTCCGTCGAGTGGACGGCCGCGTGCTCGATGGGCTCCATCCACGCATCGGTGACACCGTTCACGATGGCGGTCGTCACCGCGTCGGGATCGATGTCGTTCACCCGCTTGAACGACGGCGTGACGACGATGTCCCCGCCCGCTGTGGGGATGGTGAGCCCGGACAGTGGGACGCCGTCCTGCTCGCCCACGGCCTCCACCAGCTCCTCCTGCTGGAGTTCCCGGATCAGCTTCACCACGGCGGTGAAGCCTCGCGCGTATCCCTCCATCTGCTCCACGGTGGCCTGTAGCCGCCGGTGCAGGTCGTAGGTGTCCTCGGGCTTGAGTACCTCGCCGCGCGCCTGGTGCAGTTCGGCGTAGGCCGCCTGGATGCGCTCCTTGACGACGCGCTGGAGAACCAGCGGGTCCGGCAACCCGTCCACCAGTTCGGCGGACAGGAGCCGGTCCACGTCCTTCGTCATGTCGGCCATCCCGTCGGCGGGGCTGGTCGGGGGTGCACTGCCATCTGGTCGCCCACCTGTTGGGTGATCAGGTCTGCTGCCGCTTCCACGAGCAGGGCGAGTTCCTCAACGGTGTTCGCGTGCAGCATCATCGTTTGGCCCACGAAAGTGGTGCCGCCGCTGTCGTCGAGGTGGCGCAGCGTGGGCCGGATGGCGACCTGGACGGCGACCGCCGCCCGGAAGGTGCCGTCCTGGGCGCCGGGGAGAGGGGTCGGGGCGACCGGCTGGACGTACTCCAGCTCTTCCACCTTGCCCGAGCACCTGCGGCCGTCCGGCCTGTTGTGCGGTCGGTACTGGCGCAGGAATGTGTAGCGGTCGTCGCGACCGCAGGCCGGACACCACAACACGTGGACCCGGCCCGGCGGCCGCGCGTTCACAGCGGCACCACGCGGTACAGCTGGCCGTCTTCGTCTCGCGCCACCGCTTCGCCGGTCTGGGTGGCTCCGATGACCTCCACCACGTCGCCCTTGGCGAGGCCCTTCGGCTTCTCGGGGGCGACCGGTGCGACGGCCTGTGCGAGCGCCTGCTGGCTCCGGGCCGGTGGACTGGTCGCGACCGCAGCCGGTGCGCCGTCGGTGCGCCAGGCCCAAATCTGACCCCGGTGCAGGCACTCGATGGACGTCCCGTAGGCGCCCTCGTTGATCGCGTTGGACAGGGCCTTCTGGATGCGGTTCGGGTCGACACCCAGCGCCTCGGTGAGCTGCTGCAAGGTGACCGGCTGGTTCGGCCGGGACGCCAGGTGGTTGACCACGCGCGGCATGATCGGACTACCGCCCATCGTGGGCACCACCCTTCGGCGCCACGACGGACGCGAGGTCGGCCCGCAACTCCAGGGCCAGGGTGGCCGCCGGGAGCGCGGACAGTGCGACGGCGAACAGGGCGCGCTCGGCGTGGGCCGCTACGGCGCCGCCCTGGGGCACGCCGACGTGGACGCACTCCACGTCCCAGTCCAGCAGCCACCACCCCATGTCCACGCATTCGGCGGTGTGCATGCGCCCGTCGTCGGCGAGTTTCAGGCCCTGGTCGTGGGCCCTGGTGTCGGTCATGATCGTCTCTTTCGTCGGGTGATACGGGAGCGGACCCAGCCGGTGGCGTAGCCGAGGACGAAAAGTCCCACGCCCACGGCCAACGCCACCGTCAGGTCCATGCGGACAGTGATCCACATCAGGTGTCCGAGCGGTCCTGAATCCACTCCCAGAGGGCGTCGGCCATCCCCCGGGACTGCTCGGCTTCCACGTACTGGCGGGCCCGGTTCTGGCGCTCGGCGGCGTCTATGGCGGTCTCGTGCATGCCCTGCACGTTGAAGCCGCCCAGCACGTCGAGCAAGACCTGTCCGGCGTCGTAGCCGCGCTGGTGGGCCTCCATCCGCTCGGCGAGAACGATGTCGATGGCCGCGACACACCGGGGGTTGCGGATGTTCGGCCGGGTCGCGCGGAGCATGGCGGAGTCGTAGCCCCGGTAACGGGCCGCGATGCGGGCGCCCGCGCTCACAGCGCGTCGTCCAGCATGCGGTCCACCAGGTCCAGGACGCCCTGCGCGTCGAGGCCCTTGCACGTGCCGTGCGCGGGGTGGAGGCGACGGGAGATGCAGACCGTCGGCTGGTAGTCGAGGTCCAGGCCGAAGGCGTCCGCGTCCATCAGGGCGTCCTGGTCGGAGAGGTTGGCCAGCTGCACGGCCGTGTAGAGCGCCTTGTCCGCGTCGCGCAGCTCGGCGAGTTTCACGCGGGCCCGCTGGGCGCGCTGGGCGTTGGCGTCGAGGGTGATCATCGTGGGGTCCTCCGTGGTCGTTGTTCCCTGTGATGACGAAGGTACCCCATGAACGTGGTGGGTGTCAACACCTGTCGCACCCACCACGTCAGTGGGTCAGAACGGCGGTTCGTCAGAGAAGCCGCCACCCCAGCCCTGCGGGCTCGGCGGAGGCGGGGCGCTCCCCCACGGGTCATCGGCTGGCGTCTGGCCGCCCCCCGAGTAGCTCCCTGCGTTGCCACCCTGGCGCGACACCTTGTTCACCTTCGCCGTGGCGTACTTCAGGCTGGGCCCAACCTCGTCCACGTCCAGTTCCACCACGGTGCGCTTCTCGCCCTCGCGGGTCTCGAACGACCGTTGCTTGAGCCGTCCCGACACGATGACGCGAGCGCCCCGACTGAGGGACTCCGCCACGTTCTCGGCGGCCTGGCGCCAGATGTTGCACCGGAGGAACAGGGCGTCGCCGTCCTCCCACTCGCCGCTGTTCTTGTTGAACGTGCGCGGCGTACTGGCCACGGTGAAGTTGGCGACCGCCGCGCCCGACTGCGTGAACCGCAGCTCGGGGTCAGCGGTCAGGTTGCCGATAACGGTGATGACGGTCTCACCGGCCACGGCGTGCCTCCTCCAGGTGGTGGGCCATCTGCTTGCTGTACTCGGCCACCTGCGCGGCCGGGGTGTCCCCGTCCACCACTCGCTGGCGGTACCACTCCGCCATGCGGCCGTGGTCGTAGCCCAGCATCTCCTGCCGGAACCGGTCGAAGGCGTCGGCCTCCTCGATGCAGTCCCAGTCACCGTCGCGCAGCTTCTCGGCGATGGCGGCCACGAACGGCCGCATCACGTCGTCCAGCTTCGCGCGCAGGTCCGGGTCCGCTCGCAGGGCGTTGGCGAACGCTGGCGTCCGCGCGCCCTCGTTGTCGCTGACGAGTTGCCAGGCAGCCGCGACAGCGCGGTCGGCCGCCTCCACGGCCGCGTCCATGATCTCGGTGGCTCTGCACCATCCCATGTGGTCAGCCTTCTTTCTGATCGGGTGTGTTACTTGCGGGTAGGACTTCGTACTCCATGTAGTGGCCGCCCGGCCCGGGAATCAGCAGGACATCCAGTTGCATCTGTAGCGCCACGATCGCCCCTGGCGCCGTCCTGAAGTGCCTGGGCGGCATTGCGGACAGCTCGGGATACGGATTCACCCAGGCGCGTTGTCGAGTGGCCAACAGGCGCGCGTTCGGCGCGCGCCACGCCCTCCCGGCCTGGACGGCGGACACGGTGAACGCTTCCGCCTCGGTGCCTGCCATGTGCGTGATGACCGGCCACGTGTGCACCTCGGACGGCGGGCCCACCACGTGAATCGTGGGCGCGTGCGTCCACTCCCACGGGTCCGGCACCGGGTCTTCCGGGGTCACCACGGGTGGCCGTCCCGCTTGGGCGGTCCACCCTGGGAGCCGCCTGCCTGATAGGCACTCCCCACGGACCGGGCCGTGGACTGGTAGCCGGACAGGACCGCACGCAGGTTGTGCATGGTCTGCTTCACGGCCTCCTTCATCATCTTGGCCTCCAGCATCGAGGCGTGTTCCTCGGAGCAGTGCTGCATGGCCTGCGACTTGCGGACGTCCGCCGCGCCGCCGGTGGCCTGGTCGGCGACGAACGCGTGATACTTCGTGTTGAACGCCTGCTCTGCCTTCCAGGCGGCCACCACCGTCTCCCGCTCGAAGAGTGCGCCGGTCTCCAGGCGGTAGAGCGTGTCGAGGATGTGCCGCTCCACGTCCTCGGGGCCGTAGACCTCGGTGGGGTCGATCAGGGCCAGCGTCGAGCGGATCGGGTCGGCGGCCTCGGGCAGGGTGTTGCCGGCACGCATGGGAGCCGGACTGGCTGGTCCCTGCTGGCCGTCGCCGATCGGGCCGTCGAAGCCGTCCGGCTCCTCAGTGGCCCAGGGCGGGTTCTGTGGGTTGCCCTCGGGGAGGGGCTCGAAGATCCCGCATCCGCACACGACTTGACCGGATGCGGGATCGTAGGACGCCTGGGCGAGGTACTGACACTCTCGGTGTCCGGCGGCCACGAGCACGGCACGCACGCGGTCCTTCAGCGCGCTGGCGTAGTCGGCTGCGTTCGCGTGGCCACCTTCGTTTCCGGCGCTCACCGGTAGTCATCCTCGGGCGGGTAGTTTCCACTGGGCAGGTCGCGCGCCGCGTGGTCAAGCTCCTGCTGGCCGGGCTGGTATTCGCCCGATGGCGGTGGCGCCTGCAGGGTGCGCATGGCGGCCTGGCCGTGCTGGTTGAGCGTCGAGCCCTCCACGGTCACCTCCAGCAGGCCCTCCCCCTTGACCTGGTTCATGATCTGCACCAGGCGGTTGTATTGGGCCTGCGGGCCGCCCTCGACGCGGTACACGTTGCGGATGGCGCCAAGCGCGTCGATGGCTCGGGCGCTCTTGTCCTGCGCGGTCTGTTCGGCCTGCTTGGGCGCTGCACTCGTCGTCGTCTGCTGGACGCGCTCCTGCTCCATGCGCTGCGGGGGCGACGCGTCGCTCTCGTCGAGCCCGGTTACGGGGATCATGAGCGCCTGAAACAGCCCGTACTTGAGGGCCATCGAGGCGGCCTTGCTGGTGGACTTGTCCGAGGCGTCCCGGCCCTCTCCCACCATCTCCAGGGAGTGGGTGGAACCGTCGTCCGGGTCGGTGAATGTGTAGCGCACGGTGAGCTTCGAGGTGGTCCACACCACCGTGTTTTCGTACCGGCGGCCCTGGTTGTTCTCGCCCGCCTTGGTGATCGCGTTCTGGGTGGTCTCGTCCTTCAGCACCTCGGTGCCCAGGATCACGCCCACCTCGCGCATCGCGTGGCCGACCGCGTCCATGGCGTCGTCCACGCCCCGGAACTTGAACCGGCCGCCCTTCTCTCCCAGGTTGGCTTCCTTCTCCTTGCCGATATGCGGGACCATGCGCATCAGTTGCAGCACCTTGCGCGCCGCGCCCTGCCCGCCGACCTGCGGCGGCACCGTCGGCGCCGCTACGTCCACGGTGCTGATCGCGGACCACAGCTCGGACAGCTGGGACGTGACCCACTCCAGGCGCTTGCGCGCGTTGTCGTCGGCCACCATCAGGGCCTGCACCGTGCGGTCCACGGCCGCCTGAATCTGGTCGGCAAGCGCGTCCTCGGCGAGCGTGTACGACACCGGGTCGGCCTGTGCGGCCTGGCCAGCCTCGCGGTCCGCTTCCAGTTCCGTGATGCGCTGGCGCAGATTGGACATGGTCGGGTGCATGCTCTGCGCTACCTGCGCGGTAAGGCCGTCCACGTCCACCGTGGCCGCCTTGCGCTCTACGTCCTCCAGGCGAGCCAGGATCGCGGCGAGCTTCGGCGAGTCAGGCGAACCGACGGCCGCGAGGGTGGTGCCGCGCAGCTCGTGCACCTCCTGATGCAGCGGCGCCAGGGCTTCATGGATGCGCGCGTCCACCTGGTCGCGGTCGGGAGCGTCGCCAGACCGGACACCGGACAGGCGCCGCATCATCTCGTCCCGCAACTCGCCGTGCGCGGTCGCCCGATCCTGCACCTGGGTGGCCAGGTCGGTGACGACTGCGGACAGGTCGTCCAGTCGGCCGTCCAGCTGCTGGGTGAGGGCCGCCACCTCGGCGGTGGTCATTCGCTTGGTGGGCGGCGTATCAGTCTGGTCGGGCATCGGGTGTGTCATCCCTCCGGGTTGGTCTTGCCGGTGCGTGCGAACTTCTCCAGCCCGACCTCCAGCGCACGCGTCACGGTGCACTCAGCGGCGTCGAGCCTGCTCACGATCTGCTGGTAGCGGTCCTCGGGCAGGGTGAAGCGCAGAGGCTTCAGGACGGCCCGCTCCGCTGCGCTCACGTGCTTGGCCAGCGTCTTGTCCGCCACCACGTACTGCAGCAGGCCGTCCAGTTCGGCGGCCTTGCGGACGGCGGCGATCGGCCCCAGCGTGGTGCCGCGCGCCGGATCGGCGACCCGGCGCAGGTGTTCGAGGAGCTGCTGGGCGCGCTCGGCGTCGCTGGCACCCTCGGCGCGCTGCGGCACAGCGTCCAGTTCGCTCTTGGTGTACTTACGGTGTCCGCGCTGGGTCAGCCGGTTGCCCGCCGTGTCCATCGGGTTGCCGCCCACCAGCCCGATGGGGTTGGTGTGTTCGGGCTTCCAGTTGTTCAGGATCTCCCGGCCCACGGACGCCATCGAGGTGGAGGGCACGCCGGTGGCGGCCTTCTCCTGCCTTCGGATCTCGGCTACCCGCGTACGGGCCGCATTCATCACCACGGTGCGGATGCTCACGTCCACGTTGTGGGTGCTCGGTTCCTTGGTCACTCTCGCCTCCTCTCTTCAGAGGTCAATCTACCCCACAATGGGATGGGGTGACAAGTGGTCGGGCGACAGTCTACCCTCACGATGTGAGCAAACTCAGCAACCAGCGCATGCCCTTGTGGGAGCGCTGCGGGGGGCGCTGCGAGGTATCCGGCACCCATCTCGACTACGACACCTTCGACATGCACCACCGACGCAACAAGGGCATGGGTGGCACCAGCCGTCCAGACGTCGACGAACTGTGGAACCTGCTGGCCCTGGACCCGAACATCCACAACGGCGGACCCATGTCCGTGCACGGCCGTCGGGCCTGGTCCGAGGATCGCGGCTACCTGGTCCCCAAGCACGTGGACGAAGTCGTGCTGTGGCCCGTGCTGCTACAGGGCTTGCTGCCCGAACGCTTTCAGCGCTGGGTCCTGCTCGGTGGCGAAGGCGGCTACTGGACCGTGCCCACTCGGTACGCGCGGCACGCCGCCGCCCATCCGGACGACTGATCACCAGGTGTAGGGTTCAAACAAACGAAAAGCCCCCGGGTAATGGACGGCAATCCACCGGGGGCCCAACGAATCGAGTAACTGAATGCTAACACCCCTGGTTGCTGTCGGCGTGACGCGGTACCGCCGCCCACAGAAGAACTACACCACCATTCGCAACAGCTTCGTGCGCAACGCCTCCATCAGCCTGCGCGCGTTCCGGGTCGGCGTAGTCGTCCTCTCCCATGCCGCTGGCTTTATCCAGACGCAGGCCCAGCTTGCTACTGCCTGCGACATGTCGGTCACCACTGTGCGCGCCGCGCTGGCCGACCTGCGCCGTGACGGCTACCTCGTCTCGCGCGTCATCCGCGAGCACGGGCGCATCATCGGCACGGCCTACGCGGTGGCCGACACCCCGTTCACCCCTGCGGAGGTGGCCGCTCTCACCAGCGACGACGTACCGTCAGAGCCATGCACAGATTCTGTGCCCACAAAATCTGTGCCACCTAAGAAGAACAGGTCCCGTAGGGACTCCTCTCCAGTAGAAGAAGACCAACCCTCCGGGGGAGCGGCTGACGCCGCGCCCATCGAGGACCAGACGCCCGAGGAGGAACCGATGCCCACCGCCACTGACCCGGCCCAGGCCCAGCTGTTCGACGTGGAGGCTCCCGAGCCGCCTCCGGCGGAAGCAAGGAAGCCCGAGGGGGCCCAGGCTGTCGTGGCTGCGTACGTCGAGGCGTGGCGCGGCATGAACGCCGAGGGCGAGCCCCTGAAGGCTCACAAGGGGCGCATTGCCCGCGACGCCAAGGCCCTGCTGACGAAGGGCGAGGCCACGCAGGAGGAGCTGGTGAAGGCCGCCCGCGAGATGGCCACCGGTCCTTTCTGCAACCTCGGGGTGCAGTTGAACATCCAGCGCAGGGGGCGGGGCCGGAGCGGGGCGGGCAACATCCCAGCGGTGCCGCAGCACGATCCGGGGTGGGCCGCAGGCGACCGACAGCAGGAGCAGGTTCTAGCCCAGCACTCCGCCAGTCCGGCGGTGGCTGCCCTTCGTAGCCGTTACCTGCAGGGAAACGTGGCATGACGTCGGTTGTGCCCCATAGCGATAATGGGTATGGTTGGGGCATGGACGACAGCGCCCGGCTACGCGCCGAGGTAGAACGACGGGCTGCACGCCGTGTGGCCGCGTCGCGTGCGCCCATTGCACAGGTGGTTGCGAATCTCGCCCGCAGGCAGGGCGTGGACCCGCAGCTGCTCGACATGACCAAGCCAGACAACCGCAGGCGCGCGGACCAGCTGCTGGCCGCCAAGGAAGCCGAACTGCAGCGGGAACGCGTCGAGCGGCAGGCGGAGATCATGGCGTCCCGCCTGCCCTCCATCTATCGCAACGCGCACATCCCCGACGAACCGTGGGCGGACGCCGTACTGGCCTGGCTCGTGGAGTTCCGCGAGGCCCGCGCCCACGGTGCCGTCCCGCCCGGCCTGGTGCTCATGGGCCCGAAGGGGACCGGCAAGACGTGGACGGCCGCAGCGCTGACGCGCATCCTGCTCACCGAGGACTCCATTCCCGTCACGTTCGCCACGGTGCAGGAATTCGTGGACAGCGTGAAGCCCAGCCACGACGGCCTGGACATGGACATGGTGCAGTTCGAGCTGGCGCCCCTGCTCGTGCTCGATGACTTCGGCATGGAGCGCCAGACGGAGTTCAGCCACGACCGGCTGATGAAGCTGTCCCAGTCCCGCAGCCACAACGGCCGACCCACGATAGTCACCACCAACCTGCTCGGTGAGAACATCCGGGCGCGGTACGACGAACGGATCGTGGACCGGCTCTTCGGCGGCATGCGGCTGGTGTACATCACCGGCGGCTCCCGCCGTAACGTCCCGTTCTGACCAACCGGAGATGATCATGACCACCGTGGACGCCCTGCTGCTCTGGGCCCGATCCAACCTCGGGCGCCTCGCCCAGGCATGGCGCCAGATGACCGTCCCCGAACGGCTCCTGGCCGCCGCCCTCCTGGCCGTGCTGGTCTCCACGCCCACCGTCGGACTCCTCACCGGGTCCGGCGGTGCGTGGATCGGATTCGCCGTCTCCCTCGTGGCCGCCTGGCTCCTCGTTCCCGTCCTCGCGGACGCGCTCCTGGCCCGCGCCACCATCGGCAACATCAGCGTCGCCCTGTTCCGCACCAACGCCACCAACCCCACCGGAGCGCCCAGGGTTGCCGAGGTCCCCTGCAGGCACGGAGACATGCACCGGTTCGTGTACGGCCCCGACGGCTGGGAGCCCGCAGGCCCCGCACCCGACACCCGACGCCCCGAGGAGGTCCGCGCCCCGTGACCCTGTACATCCCTGACATCAGCCACCACCAGGCCGGTATAGACATCCAGGCCCTGCGGACCCAGGGCGCCGCCGCGCTGATCGCACGCGTAGGCCAGGCCGCCGGACGCCGCAGCAACGGCGACACCTACGGCACCACCCGCGACCGTGAATGGGTACGCCACCGCGACGAAGCGCGCCGCGTCGGGCTCCCCCTCGTGGCCTACTGGTACGTGGGCAACCTGGTCACCCCTGACGACAACGCCGAGCTGGCGGAGTCCTGGGTGGGAGACAAGACCATCCCGTGGATGATCGACCACGAAGACGCGTCCGGCGACGGAGTGTTCTACTGCGCCACCGTCGAGGCTTTCCGACGGCGCGGCCTGCGCGTCATCCTCGGCTACGTGCCGAACTGGTACTGGGCTGGCGCCATGAACCGATCCGACCTGCGCTGCGGGCCGCCCATCGTCAACTCCCGCTACTCGACGGCCAGCGGCACGCCGTCCGCCATCTACTCCAGCGCTGGCGGCGACACCGGGAACGGCTGGATCAACTACGGCGAGCAGACAACGACCCTGTGGCAGTTCACCAACAAGGCCAGCATGGCGGGCAGGCTGATCGACTGCTCCGCGTTCAAGGGCTCCCAGGCCGCCCTGCTGGAGCTGATCAACGGAACCCCAATCAAGGAGGACCCCACCGTGTACCGACTGGCACGCCGACCCGCCGCCACCGGAGACCCTCGCGTCTGGGCCTACGACGGCACCACCCGTGTGCACGTCAAGGACGAAACCGAACTCGCGGGCCGCCAGTGGCAGATGGCCAACTACCTGAAGATTCCCAACGACATCCAGGAAGTGGAGGATGTCCGCGTCCTCGGCGCCGACATCGAGGGCGCCGTTGCGCTCCTCGCCGACGACGAGGCGAAGATCGTGGACAAGGTCCGCGAGATCGTGGCCGCCGACGCGGACGCCAACCTGGAGATCTCCGACGAACAGGTCCAGGCCCTGGCCGACGCCGTCACGGCCGCAGTGCCGCCCCACGTCGCTGAGGCCGTTCGCCAGGCGTTCGCCCGAGCCGGCCAGCCGCAGGCGTGACACGACGTCGCAAGGGCCCGAACGCGTTCCCGTCCGGGCCCTTGCCCGTATCCGAGGACCAGTTTCAGCGCTGGGTCATCGAGGTGGCGCACTGGTACCGGTGGCGCGTGACGCACTTCCGCAAAGTCAAGCTGCCCAGCGGCAGGTGGGGTACGCCCCTGCAGGGCGACCCCGGCTACCCGGATCTGTCCCTGGCCCGTGCTGGCGTGGTCATCCTCGCCGAACTGAAGACCGACGTGGGCAAGGTGGAGCCCGACCAGGCTCTTTGGTTGCAGGAGATCGGCCCCGAGATCGGCCGCGTCTGGCGCCCGAGCGACCGCCCCGCCATCGTTGCCGAACTGTCACGCAGCGCCACCGCGCGGACGGCCGCCGCCATGTTGTAACCCACGTCCGAGGGGGTAGCATGACCCCTAGAAGTTGATCGCTGAACAGGAGGGCTACGTGACCGATCACGAAGACCACGGGCCCGACGACACGCCCGAGCCGGTCAACCTCGACGCCTTCCGTAACCGGCACAACCGCCCCGACCGCAGCAACGAGCCCCTCCGCGACGGCTACCGCCTCGACGACGACGGCACCCTGTACGGCGAAGATGGCAGGCCCCGGTGCAGCGCAAAGGCCCGCACAGCACCCGGCGGCGTCTGCCACGGCCGCCGCGCCCACGGCACCGAGCGATGCCGCATGCACGGCGGTTCAAGCCCGCAGGCCCGCGCCAAGGTAGCGCGGGCGCAGGTGGAGTCGGACATGCGCACGCTCGTGCAGCTCGTGGACAACGGCCCGGTGCACGACCCCCTGACCGCGCTGAAGGAACTGGCCGGCGAGGTCGTGGGCTGGAAGGACTTCATGCGCAAGAAGGTGGAGGAGCTGGACACACTCAGTTACTCCACGGACTACGGCGAGACGGCGAAGGCAGTAGTTCAGCTCTTCGAGCGCGCCATGGACCGCGCGGGCGATTTCCTGTTCAAGATAGCTCGGTTGAACATCGACGAACGCTTGGCGGCCGTCACCGAGAGCCAGGCGAAGATGATCGAAGACGGGTTCTTCGATGCCCTCGAAGCCGCAGGCGTCCCGGTCACCGACATGAACACCCGCGAGAACATCACCGTGGCGTTCGCCCGACACCTCGCCGTCATTCCGGCGTCCTGACCCGAGCACCGCCACCATGGCCACGCTCGCCGCCCTCGCCGACCGATTCAGCAAGAGCAGCCACAAGCGCATCCGACCCCCCTACCTGAAGTACATCGGCGAGTGGCGAGGCGCCGACTGCCAGCACGACGACCCCGCCAAGCATCCGACGCCCAGTATGGCGCCGAACTGGAAGGGCCCAGGCAAGCCCTGCCACATCCACGGCGCCCTCTGCTCGAAGTGTCACGCCTGCGCCGCCTGCAGGCCCGAGCAGCGCGCGCCCTCCGGCGACTGGGACGACTGGCTCTACCTCGGCGGGCGCGGCACCGGCAAGACCCGAGCCTGCGCCGAAGAGGTAGCCGCCGCCCTGGTGCTGAACCGGCGGTGGCGTGTCGCCGTCCTGGCCCCCACCTACGCGGATGCCCGAGACACCTGCATCGAGGGGGAGTCCGGGCTGCTCTCCATCTTCGAGCGCTGGGGTTTCGTCGAGGGCCGCGACTACACGTGGAACCGGTCCATCGGTGAACTGATCATGACGGACTCGCGCAGCCGCGTGAAGCTGTTCACCGCCGAGAAGCCCGCCCGCCTGCGCGGACCCCAGCACCACATGGCGTGGGTGGAAGAGCTGGCCCAGGTCGTCAAGGCCGCCAGCGACGCCCTGGACATGCTGCGGTTCGGCCTGCGCCTCGGCAAGCACCCACGCCTGGTCGCCTCCACCACGCCGCTCCCGCTCGTGGTCATCCGGGACATGCTGGCCGACCCGCAGTGCGCGAAGTCTCGGGGCACCACCGACGACAACGCCGCCAACCTGCCAGCCGTCACCCTGCGCAAGCTCCACAAGAAGTACGACGGCACCCGACTGGGCCGCCAAGAGCTGGGCGGGGACCTGCTCGACGACATGCCGGGCGCCCTCTGGAAGCGCGGCTGGCTCGACGACGGTCGCATCCACCTCGACGTCCAAGCGAACTGGGGCGACACCAACCCCGAGACCATGGAGCGGTCCGCGCAGGAAGCCCGAGCGGTCGCCCGAGGAATTGTCGAGGCGCTGAAGCTCCTCGGCATCGTCCTGAACATGATCGTGGTCGGGGTGGACCCGGCCGTCACCAGCACCGAGGACGCCGACGAATCGGGCATCGTGGTGACCGGGCGGGCCGACAACGGCCGTTTCTACGTGCTGGCCGACTACACCGTCCGCGACACGCCGGCCGTGGTCGTAGACAAGATCATTCAGGCGTACGACGACTGGGACGCCAACGCCGTCATCGTCGAGACCAACAACGGCGGGCAGTGGATCACCAACAGCATTCACGAAGCCCGCATCCACGCCGACGGTCCGGTGATGACCGTCGAGGCCATCACCGCCAAGAAGGGCAAGCGCGTACGCGCCGAGCCCGTGAGCGCCGTCTACGAACAGGGCCGCGCCCATCACGTCGCCACCCACAAGCACCTGGAAGATCAAATCTGCGTGTGGACCACCGACCAGAAGGAATCACCCGACCGCATGGACGCCCTGGTCTACACCATCCTCTACCTCGACGGTCACGGCGTCGGCTCCGACCTGCTCACCGCAAAGAGCACGATCCCCCGCCACCAGCTCCCCGGCGGCCGCACCCAGATGCCCACCAGCAGCGCCTTCTCCCGGAGGTGACCATGTACAGCAACCACCGGCTCCCCGGCCTGCGACCCGGCCAGCGTGTCCGCATGATCCCCCTGCAGGCGGAGATCCTTCCCGAAGGGGGAATCCGGATTTCCAGCCCACTGGCGCGCGGCTGGGCCGGACACGCGCGCACCGCCGCCGAACTCGCCAACACCCTGGCCACCGCCTTCGTGGAGGTGGAGGTGGCCGGATACGCGCTGGCCAAGGGCGAGAACTACGACCAGGACCGCCTCACCGAGCACGTGCCGGACGACGCCCTGGCCGGAACGAAGATGGCACGCAGGCGCGGCCCGGTCGCGCGCCGCGCCGCACACCCGCCCGAGGCGTGGAAGATGAACGACGACGGCTCGTGGCAGTCTCCGGCGGGGCGCCGGTATCCCGAGACCTCACCGCATGTCCAGCGGGTGATTGCCAAGCTGCAGGCCAAGGCAAGTCCCGTTGACACCCACAAGGAGCCTGGGGTAGCCTGAAGTCTCAGGAACAACCGCCTCAGGAAGGACCGTCCGATGCCGGATCCCAACGCGCGACTGACCATCCGCATGAGCCCCGTGACATCCAATCGTCAGCCCGAGCAGTACATGAGCCTGGTCGTCGCCGACGCCACCAGCGGCCAAACGGTCGCCCAGTTCGAACTCCTCGGGCAGCACCTTCTGGACCTCCTGGGCAACCGCCAGGTGGGCGGAGTGGACGGCATGGACGCCTGGCTGATCGAACCTGACGCCCGCCGCTACCTGGGTCACATGCACGGCACCACCGTGCGCCGCTTCCCCACCGCTCGGTTCGAAGAGCAGGCCGTGGCCAACTGGTGTGCCGGAAACTGCAGGGCCATCGGTGGCGCCACCTGGCGCGTCAGCCAGAACAACGCCAGCATGCACGTTGCCACGTGGGACCACTACGTGGACACTCGCGACCCGCAGGAACTTGACGCCGTCCTCATGCGCCGCCAGGACACCATGGACGTCCTGCCCGAGCCCCGAGCCAAGCAGTGACCGGCACCCGGCGCGTGGTCGCCGAGGTCTCCACCCGCTCACCGCGCGCCGACTGGTCCCGCCCTCGCCGAGTCGAGGACGTGATCCTGGGCCTGGAGCGCAACAGCTTCCTGCAGGCGAGGGGCACTAATACGCCGCCCGCCGGTATCGCGTTCGTGCGTGTGTGCGGCGTGCTGGCGTTGCGGGTCACGATCGCCCACCGTCGCGCCACCCTGGAGACCGCTCGACGGCTCGACGGCCAGGTGTTGTCGTGGCGACGATACCGGGAGCCGCTGGGTGTCGAGCCGTGGCAGGTTGCCCGCGAGGCGCTGGAGCTGCTGGCCACACTCGACGTTGACACCCCCGTTCGATGGGGGTAAGATTCAGGGTGCACCCGAGCGGAAGGAATACGGTGGCATCCAACCCGCACAAGCCAGGAACGCCCGAGTGGCAAGCATGGCTCGACGCCCAGATAGAGGCGCACGACGCGGAGAACGAGAAGCGCGATGTGCAAATCGAGCTGGCCCAGCGCGAGCGGGCTCGCCGAGCCGCTGAAGAAGGCGGCTCAACCTGACCGCCGGTTCCCCGCGCCGAGACCCCCACCGGCGCGGGGAACCGGACCCACGGAGGCGATCATGACCGAACCGACACCCATCTATGACCAGCTGCTACGCGAACAGGAGCAGCGCACCCAATGGCCACCCGAAAGCCAGGACGACACAGGGCCCGACCAGCCCGCCGAGGCGTCAGCCTCGCCACCGCCGTCCTGATCTACATCCGGAGTCACGCATGCCTGACCTCGACGTCCACCCGGACGCCATCCGAGCCGCCGACAGCGGAGAGCCCGTCATCACTCGCGAGACAGCCGACCAGGAGACCGCCCGCTGGACGGACCAGCACCCGCCAGCCCCAGGGCTGCGCTGGCGCATCTCGTGGGGTGTCAACGCAGACGGTCAGCCTGAAGTTCGCGAACGGCGCCTGGAAGTCATTCCCGGCTGGGAAGACGCCTACGCCCCGTCCGTCGACACCCACCCCGCCACCGCAGCGCGCCGCGCCGTGCAGACCCGTGCCGACGAAGCCAACCGCCTCGGTAGCCTCGCCTACCAGGGCTGGTTCAGTGCCCTGCCCAAGCTTGTACGCGAGAGCAGCAGCAAGGCGTGGGCAGACCTCCCCGAGCCCTTCCGGGAGCCCCTGCGTCAAGCGGCCGTGCTCGTGTGGCAGGTCGGAGAGAACGCCGGCTTTCACGAGGCCCTACTACGCACTCTTCCGTCCGGGCGACTGGGCGCCGCCGGTGAGCTGGAGAACGTCCGCGACCTGATCACCGCCGTGGCCATCACCAACGCCAAGCCCCTGCCGGGCCGCAACGCCACGCCACCCGAGCTGATCACCGTGAACCTGAAGTGGCTGCGCGAGCAGATCACCGAGCGCGTGGGCGAACTACGCCGACTGGCGGCCGCCGAGGCCAAGCGCGAACGCGACGCGGGCAGGCGCCGGTGAACGCCCGCTCATTCCTGATCATCATCGTGGCCGTGGTGCTGTTCATCGCAGCCACCGGCGGCATCCCCGGAAAGTGAGCCCCACCATGTCCGACACACCCACCGTCAACGTCTCCCTGGACATCGACCGCCTGTTCGTCGAGCCGACCGAACTCGACGGCGACCCCGTGGACGTCCGCAGCCTCATGCGCGCGGCCGTCGTGGAGGCCGCCGCCACCAAGCTGATGGCCGGTTTCGACCACGAGGAGCTGCACGAGCTTCGCCAGGAAGTCCAGCGCGTCCGCTCCGACATGGTCCGGGAGCGCCTGGCCGCTGAGGTGGCCGCCGCCATGGACCTGCCCGTGCAGCGCACCACGCGCTGGGGTGAGAAGAAGGGCGAGGCGGTGACCATCCGGGAACTGATCCGCCTGGAACTGGAAGCGTTCCTGCAGGGCACCCAGACCAACCGGCGCCACGACTCCTACGACAAGACCCCGAACAACCTCGCCGAGCTGATCGGCCAGGTAGCCAACGAGACCATGCGCGGCGAACTCGGCTCGACGGTCATGGAAGCCCGCAAGGTGGTGGCCAAGCGCGTCCAGGAGATCCTGCTGGACAAGGTCACCAAGGAAATGGCCAAGCCCCGGTGACCATCGGGAGCTGGGTGGACGGCGCGCTGACGCAACTCCCCCGCACCAGCGAAGAGGAGCGTCGGCGTGCTGCCCGCCGAGTGGCAACGGCGGCCACTAGCGCAACGGACTGCGCCGAACTGCTTGCCCTCCTGGGCCTCACCGCCGAGGAGGGGCTACGGCCCGCACAGGGCAACTCAGCGCCCGATCTCCGGGCGACCGCCTGACCGAAAGGTGACCATGACCGACCAGCCACTCATCCAGCGCGGCGATCGCGTGGAGGCCATGCTCTACCACTCCGACGACCAGTGGGTCACCGGCACGTACACACCCCGGGAGGACCACCTCG